GGCCCCGGCGCTGGGCCGGGGCCGCGGGGTGGTGCGGGTGGGTCAGACGTCGGCGGTGTAGGCCTGCTTGGAGGCCATGCGGCCGCCGGTGGCGGCGACGGCTTCCTGGATGCCGCCGTGGCGGGTGTGGATGTTCTGGGAGGACTGGGCGGCGATGGCCGCGTTGTCGACGGCGGCCTTCTGCAGGGCCTGGGCGGCGGCGAGGGCGGCGGCGTACTGGTCGCGGAGGGCGGCGAGTTCCTGGAGGGTGCCGTCGTCGTCGCCGAACTCCAGGGCGGTGGCCTGCTCGATGGCGGCCTCGATGGCGGCGAGCTGGTCGGCGGCGCGCTGGGCGATGGCGCCGGCTTCTTCGGCGGTGACGCCGGCTTCGGAGGCGAAGCGGGCGACGGCGGCCTTGAGGGTGTTGACGCCGGTGATCTCGGGGATGGTGGCGAGGGCCATGGGTGCTCCTGTGGTGTCGGGTCGGATGTCGTTCTTGATCAGGACGAGGTTGCGGGTGCCGGCCTCGGAGGGCGCCGGGTCGGGGTGGTGCGGTTCGGTGGTCTTCTCGGGGGCCGGGGCGGGCGCCGTCTGCGCCTCGGTGGCCTCGACGGGTTCGGGCTGGGGGCGGCGGAAGCGTTCGGCGGCCCGCTTCTTCGCCTTGGGCCACTCGCGCTTGAAGCCGTCGAGGAACGCCTTGGTGAAGGTGCCGGCCGCGGTGGCCGCGGTCGCGGACCAGGCGGCGAGCTTCGCGCCGGTGCGGCGGCCGTTCTTCTTGGCGGCCTTCCGCATCCGCTTCTTGTGCTTGGCGGACACCTCACCGAAGGCGCTTTCGAGGCCGCGGGCGCACGCCCAGGCGATCGCGAAGAGGAGGATCAGTCCGAGCACGTCAGCCCCCCATCAGCCACATGACGAGGGCGCCGACCTGGGTGGCGATGACGCCGAGCCCGGTGGCCGCTGCGTCGCCGAGCGCGCCGGGGATCATCACGGTCAGCGGCGGGGCGAACGCGGCGAGGAGCAGGGTGCGGGTCTGCACACCGGTCATGAAGTCGCTGACCAGCCACAGCAGCACGGCCAGCGCCAGCGCGAACATGATCCCGAAGCCGGTCCACTGGCCGGCCAGGTCGTCGACGAGGCCGTCGACGGTGGTGGTGGCGTTGTTGATCCACCGACCGACCGGGGTGGACACGAGACCGATGGACGCGGTCAGGACGAGCAGGACTTGGATCTGCGGGCCGCGGATCTTCGCGGCGAAGCGATTGATCCAGGGGAGCCGGTCGGCGACATACAGCACGCCGGCCGCTCCCAGGCAGGTTCCGCCGGTGGCGGCGGAGATCCCTGCGTCGATGACGGGCATTTCGGGGTACCCCCTTGCGGTTACGGTGAGTTAGTGGTTTCCTCGCGCGCGCGTGCACGCGAGCGGGCGCGTTGGGATCCGTTGGCCCGGCGCGGGACGGCTTGAGCCATCCGTTGAGCCATCACGGACGGTTAGCTTTCGGCGATGGACTGGCGGAGCTGGTCGAGCATCTGGGTGGCCTTCGCGGCGGCGTCGGCCTGGGCGGTGTCGGGCAGTTGGGAGATCGCCGAGCGGAGCTGGTCCATGGCGACCGCCAGGACCGCGGCCGGTCCTTTCGTCTCCGCCTGCCGGCGACGCTCGCCGAGGAACTCGGCGGATCGGGCCTGTCGCAGAGCCTTGCGGGACGGGCGGCTGGCGGTCGCCACGGCTGGCTCCTCCTTCTGTCGTCGGGATCTCGGGTAGTCCGGGTCTGCTTGCCGGGTCTGCGAACGTTCCGCTCACCGGGTCACTCACCGGCCGACCTGGGGTTTTGCTCGGTCGACTGCTTCCGGCAGTCTCAGCGAGGACCAGAACCCGGCGGGGTGCTGGGCCTCACTGGCGGTGCCGGACGCGGGGGCTAGCGGGTGGGGGCTGCTTCCTCGCGGGCCTCGATCTGGGACCAGGCGAGACGGACACGCTCCTCGCGGGCCCGGAAGCCGTGGCTGCGGAACTCGGCCTGCGCCTGCCGGTAGGAGCGGGGCGGCTCCATGTCGTAGCGGAGCCAGCGCAGGACCACATCGAGCTGTTCGTCGGACAGGCGGGCGCCCGGGATGGGCAGTTCGACGCCGGCGACGTCGGCGAGCATCTGGAGCGTGACCCCGTCCTCGACGGGCACCTGCTCCGCCCCCGTGTCCGTGCCCGTTTCGTCCTGGGTCACGGGCTCGATGGTCACGGCCTCGATTTCCGGGGTGACCTGTGTGACCACCGTGTGACCATCCTGGTCGGCCGCACTGTGACCGGCAGCCGTGACCGCGGGCCGGGACACGGCCAGCGCGAGGTCCCGCTGGGTGAACGCGAGGGCCTTCACGCCGTGCTCCTGCTCCGACTTCTCCAGCCGCTCCTCGGCCTTGGCCCGCGCCTTGTTGATCTCGGCCTGGGCTCGCGTCAGCACGTCCGCCCGGGCGATCTGACGCTCCATCTCCGCGAGGTGGCCGGCCGTCTCAGTGAGCACGTCGGTGACCGCCTCGGACCGCAGATGCCGGGCCTCGGCCGCGGCCAGGGCACGGGCGTTGCGATCGGCCGCCGACTGCTCGGCGATCCGCGCCGCCGTTCCCGCGTCGGCGAGGACGTTCCCCGCGAACAGGCGCAGCCCCATGAACAAGGCCGCGGCGACCGGCACGAACGCGAACACCTTCGCATGGCCGAGGATCAGCAGGATCGTCGCCGAGACGCCGACAGCGACCGCGGACAGGCCCAGCATCACGGCCATCCCGACCCGCGACCGCTGCCGGATCGCGATCTCCGACATGCGCAGCGCGCCGATCCACAAGGCGTCGTACACGACGGCGATCGACCAGGCGACGACCGTTCCCGCCTTCCCGTGCACACCGATCATCTCACCGAGCTGCCCGCCGACGGTGATCGCGACCAGCGCCAGCGACGCCGCCGTCAACAGCTTCTCGATCAGGGCGAACACGTCCAGGTGGGCGTATCGGCTGAAGTGCTTCATGGCCCCTCCTTCCAGGGGTGGGGGGCCGCCGCGCGAGACGAGGGGGTAGACGATCGCGCGGCGGCGGACTATGGCGGGTCAGGTGGTGGGCTTGGGGAGGGCGGTGCAGCCAATGGCGTGGTCCTGCGCCCAGTCGAGGATCTGGTCGCGGTAGGGAAGGTCGTGGCTCTTGGTCCGGCCGCAGGGCTGGCAGGTGGCGGTGACGCGGCCGGCCGCTTCGGTGAGGTCGACGGTGGCCCGGTAGTCGTCGTAGCGAAGTCCGATGCGGGTGAGGAAGCGGGCGACGACGCCCTCGGGCCATGCCTCGGCGGGGGCCTGCGGGGCGGTCTCGATGGTGGTGGTCATGACGGTGGGTGTCCTTCCGGGTCAGGCGGCGGCGGGGGTGGCGACGAGGGCGTGGATCTCGTCCATCAGCGGCGACTCGTCGGGGTTCGCGGCGTCGTACATCTCGATCTCGTAGAGCGTCCAGTCGCGGGCGATCACGTCGCCCCGCCGGACGTCGGCCAGGTAGTCCGCGACGTACTTGGCGCGGACGTCCGCCGCGGCGGAGTCGAACGGGTCGCCGGCCGGGACCAGGGTCAGGGTGGGAGCAGACATGGGGGTGCCCTTTCAGGGGTGCGTGGAAGGTGGTGGGGTCAGGCGGTGGGGCGGGGCATGGCGCGGCACTTCTCGGCGTGGGCCTGCGCCCACTCGCGGGCCTGCGGCGTCGAGGTCTTGCCGCCCTCGTCGAAGCTGTCCTGCGACTGGCCGAACTCGGCGGCGTAACCGTCCCAGCCCCAGTCGACGGTGTGGGTGGCCGGGCAACCGCCGCACATCACGTGGGTCTCGGTCGGCTCCGTCCGGCCGTGGAAGCCGGAACGCTCGGTGACGTCGACGAACGCGCCGCCGACGCTCAGGTAGCGAGCGACAACACCCTCGGGCCAGGCGGCGTGCTGGGCGGTGCTGGCGGAAGAAGGCATGACGGATCTCCTCAGCTGGTCAAGCAGGAATGGGAAGTGGGAGCCGCGGGCGGGGGCCGTGGGGGATTTCGGTCATCCCCGCCCGCGGCGGTCTGGGGTGCTACTTCGGCAGCGGGTGCTCGCTGCGCTGGTTGACGAGGTGCAGCTTCCGGCGCAGCTCGCCGTAGTTGACGAAGCCGGTCGCCAGCCGCTGCCCGGTCGCCGGGTCGGACACCGACACCGTCAGCAGCCGCTCACCGTCCACCGGCTCGGCCACCCGGGCGATCACCTCGTCCGCCTTCTGCTGCGCGGCAGCCATCCGGGCCAGGTCGTCGGCCACGGTCACCACCCCCGCACCTGCAGGGCGCGCCGGCGGGCGGCGGATTCGCGGGGCAGCGGCGGCAGGTCCGGCGTCGGCTCGACGCGGCGGAGGTCGACCGGCTTCTTCTCGGCGCTCATGCGACACCGCCCAGCTTCGCGATGACCTTGCGGACGGCGCCGAGGCGGTCGATGGGGTCCTGGCCGGCGGGGACGACGATGGTGCGGCGGCCGACGGTCGGGTCGTGCACGGCCTGCAGGTGGGGGCGCAGCCTCTCGTCGAGGCTGCTGGTGTCCCACTCCTCCAGCTCGACGTCGTGCTCGGCGAGGAGGGCGGCCAGCGTGTCGCGGGCCTCCTGCTCGTCGGCCAGGCGCTCCACCTCGGCCAGCCGGCCGCGGAAGGCAGCGACCATGTCGCGCAGACGGGCCGGGCTGACCTCGGCGAAGTCGGACAGTTGGGGGCTCGTGGAGACGACGAGCGACAGGGCGCCGGTCTCGTCGTCCGCCATCACCTCGGCGTCGAGGGTGAGGCTGATCGAGCGCACCGCGGAGTGCGCTAGGTTGGCGTTAGCCATCAGGGTCTCCCTATCAGGTACCTGATTGGTTAGGGCCGGCCTGCGAGGTAGGAGTCGCGGTGTCCGGCCCGATCTTCATTTGTGCAGCGCCCGCGGACCGAGTCCGGTAGGAGTGGGCACAGCTAGTAGGCCGCCTCGCGGTCGGCTTGGCGTCTACTTTGTTGCAGGACCACCATGGCACGGGCGCCAGTGCCGCCGCAACAAAGTGGACGAAGAATCTTGCTGCCCGTCTAGTCGGTGGACATCCACCCGTGAGAACATCCTGGCTATGGCAGCCAAGACCTCGACACTCAAGGGAACCCAGGAAGCGCAGTGGCTGCGCCGACTGGACAGAGCCACCGCCGCACACGAGAAGACCCGCCAGCGGCTCGACGACCTCGTGGCCGACGCCCGTGAAGCCGGCGTGTCCCTCACCGCCATCTCCGAGCACACCCCGTACAGCCGCGAGTGGGTGCGGACCATCGCCGCCCGCGTGCAGGCGGCCCGATCGGCAGAGGGCGACGCTCCCCAGGAGTGACCCTTGGTGTCGACTTTGCATGCTCTGGAGTCAACCGGCGCCACAACGAAGCTGCCATGACCGACCGATGCAGCGCCGGTGCACCCGGAGTGCAGTCGTGATGCAGAACGCCCGAGACGAGCGGATAAGGGGCGCCAAAGTGGACGTCGTGACGTGGACGGGCCGGGAAGCGTGCGCCCTGCAGCAGGCCCTCCGCATGACGAACGACGACTTCGCCGACCACCTCGGCGTCGCGGTCCGCACGGTGGCGAACTGGCACTCCTCCCCCGGCACCGTGCCGCGCACCGAGATCCAGTCCGCCCTCGACACCGCCTACGAGAGGTCATCACCCTCGGTGCAACGACGCTTCAGCATCCTCACCCGCCCCGCCTCGGCCGCCGTCGAGGCCCAAGCCCTCCGCGTGGCCATCGCCATCGTCCTCAAGGGCGACGACGTACTCCTCGTCTGCCGCCGCGGCGAGGGCGAGATCCGCTGGCAATTCCCGGCCGGCATGGTGAAGCCCGGCGCCGACCCGGCCACGGTCGCCGTGCAGGAGACCCACGGCGAGACCGGCGTGCACTGCACCGTCCGCGAGCAGCTGGGCGAGCGCGTCCACCCCAAGACGGGCGTCGTCGCCTCGTACTACCTCGCCGACCACCTCGCGGGCGAAGCGTCCAACCGGGACCCACTGGAGAACGTCGACGTCACCTGGGCGCCGCGCTCGGCGCTGACCCGGTTCATCCCCGCAGACCAGATCTTCCCGCCCGTCCTGAGCGCCCTGGAGGTAGCCGCATGACCGACACGACCACCGAGAAGCCCGGCATCTCCGCCGCGATCATCGTGGTCGGCGAGCGCGTGTTGATGGTGCGGCGCCGCATCTCCGAGGGCGAGCTGATGTGGCAATTCCCCGCCGGCGCCATCGAGCCGGGCGAGACGCCAGAGGAGGCGGCCGTGCGGGAGACCCTCGAAGAGACCGGCCTCGAGGTCAAGGCCATCCGGCTGCTGGGCGACCGGGTTCATCCGAAGACCCAGCGGGTCATGTCGTATACGGCCTGCGAGGCGGTGGCCGGTGAGGCGCGCGTTGCCGACGCCGAGGAGCTGACGCAGATCGCCTGGGTGACGCACCGCGACCTGCCGGACTACGTGCCTTACGGGATCTTCGACAAGGTGCAGGAGTACCTGGACGCCACCCTGACCCGGTCGCCGGACTACATCACGATCTTGTCGGAGCCGGTCGAGTAGACGCCCAGACGCACGGATGCCCCCCGCACCGGTTGGGTGCGGGGGGCTTCGTCATGTTCAGCGGCGTCTGGTCGCCCAGCGTGCCCGCATGAGGGCGAGTTGGAGGCCGAGGCGGGTGCGCGCGTGGCCGGTGGCTGCTTCGAGGCCGCCCCGGTAGGCGATCCACGTCCAGGGGCCGGTGCCGTAGATTTCGGCGTCGAAGTCGTTGGTGGGGGCCAGCGGCTGGGCAAGGCTCCAGGTGCCGTCGGGGTTCTGGCGGGCGGTGTTCATGGGGTTCTCCCTGGGTGTGTGTGTTCGATTCCCCGGCAGTCGAGGTTGTCGGCTTCCATGTCGATGGCGGCTGCGGCGGCTTCGAGGCTGGCGTCGGGGTCGTCGGCGAGGGTGCGGCAGGATTCGGCGATGGCGCGGAGGAGTGCGACGACGGCGTCGACGCCGAGGTAGGCGTGCCCGTCGGTGGCGGTGACGATGGGAAGTTGGCTGGAGGCGTGGTCGAGGGGCTCGTCGGTCATCGGCGCTGCCGCCGCTTGAGGTTGAGAAGCTGCGCTTCGGCGAGGAGGCCCCACGCTTCCCGGTTGGCGGCTCGTGCACGGTCGGCTGACTGCCTAGTGCTTCGGGCGCTCCAGGCGGCGAAGGCGAGGGCGGCCAGGGAGACGGCGAGGGCGATCAGCTTGAGGGTCATGCGGCCCGCCTTTCCGCGAGCGGCAGCTGGAGTGCCTCGGAGTGCCCGTACTGGGCGTCGCAGCTGGGGCAGCGGACGCCCGCGGTGTCGAGGGTGACGCGGAGTATGTGCCCGCAGGTGCAGGTGACCGGCACGCGGCGGGGCGGCCGCTCGTCGCCGGTGGCGGTCTGGCACTGCCGGACGAGGCTGGCCAGCTCGCGCGCGAATTCGTCGAACGCGCCGTGCGACTCGGCCGCCCACGGCAGGAGGACGCGGAGCCGGTCGACGACCTGGTCGCACTGCTGCTGGAGGTCGCCGTCCCAGCGGGGGTGCCGGTAGCCGAGGAGGTCGTGCCAGTCGATCAACCACGTCTGCAGGATGGTGACCACACCCCCGCGGGCCGCGAGGGACAGCGGGTCGAGGCGGACGGGGAGGGGCGCGGTGCGGCTGCCGGAGACGACGGGCCCGCCGCTGCTGCTGCCGGGGCGCAGGCTGGCGGCGAGCCGCGCGTAGAGCCCGTCGGGGCCGGCGAGGGCGCGCAGGTTGTGGTCGGTGCGGTCGGTGCACGGGCGGCAGGCGCCGGTTTCGTCGTCGTACAGGTCGCGGGTGCAGACGAGGCACTGCATGGCGGGGCTCCTTGCGGGTGCTTTACTTCGCTCGATTGGACGCTTGAACTGCCGCCGAACGTGAGCGCTTGCGATTTCTGTGGCAGGTCCGGCATGCCCTGCTCCCGTCAGGGCGCCAGTAGGTGTTGTTGTCGTCGAATGGATGGCCCGCTATGCAGTGGGTCTTTGCTGCGTGAATGGCGGATGGGCCCGTCCCTCGTAGCGTGTTTTCGCGGGATGTCACCACCTCCAGATGCTGCGGATTTACGCATGAGCGCACTCGGCACAGGTGGTCAAGCTGCATTCCGTCCGGGATCGGGCCGACTCGGAGAACGAAGGACACACGGTGGGCTCGGAGCATGCGGCTGCGCAGTCGGAAGGCGCCGTATCCGCTGTAGCAAGTTCCCGTCCAGCGCATGCACCCGCGCTCATCGGCCGGAGCGACTTTCGCCCAGAACCTCGATACGTCGTTCTGCGTGAGGACGACGCCGTTGATTTCTACGGTCATCACTCCCCCGCCTTCTCGAGCGGCCAGCGCCGGTCGTTGGCGGCGCACTCGGCGACGGTCGGCCCGGCGTTGTGGACGGGCTTGGTCGCTTCGGTCGCTGCGGCCCGGTTGAGGATCGTGTCGAGGCTGTCGGCGATCCAGCGGGCGCCGGTGATGCCGTAGAGGTCGTTGCGGAGCGCGATGATCTCGGCGGCGAGCTGGTCGGCGCGCTGTTTCTGCTGCTCCCAGTCGGTGGCAGTGAGGGCGGCGTCGGCGTCGTTGCCGTAGCAGACGATGTCGTCGGGGTGGGCTTCGGCCCAGCAGTGGCCGGGGTTGTTGCGCTCGTAGATGGCGGCGGCGACGAGGTCGCGCAGTGCGGACGTGGGGGGTACCGCGCAGGTTCCGTCGGTGCGGTGTTCGCAGGGGCTGCCGTGTCCGGCGTGGCCCTGGACGCCCCCTGCTTGGGAAGGGGTCCGGCCTGCCTCGCGTAGCGCCTGCCCGTTCTGCCGGATGACGTCGGCGAGGTCGGCGTGGGAGTACGGGTCGTCGTCGTCCATGAACCCGATGTCGCAGAGGGCGCGGCGGACGTCGTCGAGCTGGTGCTCCTTGCCGCGGCGGGCTTCGTGGGCGAGGCGGAGGCGCGTCTCGACGGTCTCGGCGCGCTGTATGGCGGCGGCTCGTTCGATTTCGGACTGGTTGGACGTCTCGTGGGCGATGCGCAGCGACTCGTTGATCTGTCGGGCGCGAGCCTCGGCGTCCCATGCCCGCTGCTGGTACTCGACGGCGGCCCGCCCCAGCGCCTTCAGCTCCGCCTCGGCCTTCACGGCGCGCTCGGTCTCGCGGATGGACGAGTCGAGGATGCGGGCGCAGGATGCGCACGTGGTGTGCCAGGTGATCCGGTTCTCGTAGTCGGCGACCTTGGTCTCGGCCTTCTCGACGCGCCGCTGCAGCTCTTGAATGCGGGCCGGGTGGTTCTCCAGGAAGCACGCGGTGGCGCGCTGGCTGACGTCGAGGATGCGCTGGGCCCGGGCGAGGCGCTCTTCCGGGGTGGTGTGGTTCCACATCCAGAGCCACTGGGCGGCGCTGGCGGTGGCGGGGTGCTGGCTGTCGGGCATGGGTTCCTCGCCGGCGTGGAGGGCGGCGAGTTCGGCAGTGAGGCGTTCGATCTGCTCGTTGGCGTGGCGGAGTTCCGCGTCGACGTCTCGGGTGTTCGTGTCGGGTGCGGGGGTCTCGTCGGTCATGGATGCCTCTTCCGGGCTCGTAGTCGGGTCTGTGGCGGCCTGTGGGCCGGGGGTTGGGGTTCGGGTCGTCGGGGCGGCTGTTCGGCCGTCTACGGCCCGCCTGTCACGCCGCATCGGCTGTGCGCCCGTCTGCGGGCCGTTCCGGGGGCCGCGCGTCCCGAGTGCCGTTCGCGGGCTGCGAGGCCGTCAGGCGGGCACCTGCGGGCTCTGACGGGGGCGCGTTGCCCACCTCGCTCGCACCGGTGAGTTCCGCGACGCGTTCCTCGAGCCGGCGGATCTCCGCGTCCGCCGCCTCCCGATGGCGCTGGAGCGCCCGGGTGGTGTGGGCCAGGCTGCGGCGGGTCTTGTCACTCAACTGCCGCTCAGCCCGCACGTAGTCGGCGAGCACCGCCGCCTCCGGGATCGTCAGCACCCCGCGCAGGGCACGGCCGATCAGGTTGTCGATGACCAGCTGCCGCTGCGTGCGCTCGTGCTGGTTCGGCTTCGGCGCGCGGACCCGCGGCGGCTGGTGGGTGTTCGGCTGGGACACGATCGGCTCCTGTGTCGGTACGGTGGTCGGCAGGCCCGCCCGGCTACGACCCGGGCGGGCTGCCGCGTTCACGGCTGGTGTGTGCATTTCGGTGGTGTGGGGCCGGTGGCGGCCGTACCGCACGGCCACGCACCCGGACGGGCGATGTGGTAGCCGGGCTTGGCCGGCTCGGCGGCGGCCGGCTTCGGTTGGGCGGGGGCGCGGCCGGTGAGGACCTGGAAGTAGTCGCGGAGGCTGCCCTCGGCCCGCATGGCGGCCACGTCTTCGATCGACGGCTCGTTCATCAGGTCTGCGCCATGTCCACGAAGCGGCTGTAGTGGCCCTGGAAGGCGACCGTGATCGTGGCCGTGGGGCCGTTGCGGTGCTTGCCGACGATCAGGTCGGCCTCGCCGGCCCGCGGGGACTCCGGGTCGTAGGCGTCCTCCCGGTGGAGCAGGATCACGATGTCGGCGTCCTGCTCGATCGCGCCGGACTCGCGGAGGTCGGAGACGACGGGCTTCTTCTCCTGCCGCTGCTCGGGCCCGCGGTTGAGCTGGCAGAGGACGATGACGGTGACGCCGAAGTCGCGGGCGATCAGCTTGAGGTTGCGGCTGATCTCGGCGACGGCCTGCTGCCGGTTCTCCGCCTTGGGCGCCTGCATCAGCTGCAGGTAGTCCACGATGACGAGCCGAAGGCCGTGGGAGCGGACGAGGTTGCGGATGCGGCCGCGGAGCAGGGGCAGCGACAGCAGCGATCCGTCGTTGATCCACAGCGGGGCGGCGGCGATGTCGGGTGCCCGGCGGGCGGCGCGCACCATGTCGTCGTCGGTGGCGATGCCGTTCTTCAGGTGGTGCAGGGCAATGCGGGCCTCGGCGCTGAGGATGCGGTCGGACAGCTCTTCCTTGCTCATCTCCAGCGACTCGAACAGGGTCGGGATCTTGTGCTGGATGGCGGCGCCGCGGGCGAAGTCCTGGGCGACGGTGGACTTGCCCATGGCCGGCCGGGCGCCGATGACGACGAGCTGGCCGGGCGTCCAGCCGCCGGACAGCAGGCTGTCGAGGTCGATGAAGCCGGTCGGGACGCGGTTGTCGTTGGTGGGCGGGGTGGTGGCCCGGTCGATGCTGTCGAGGAGGAGGTCGCCGATGGAGGCCATGTCGGCGTTGTCGGCGGGGCGGACGGCTCCGTCGAGCTTGGCCTGGAGGTCCGGGACGTCGGTGTCCTCATCGAAGGCCGGGGAGCTGCCCTTGAGGACGGCGTCGTAGCCGAGGGCGACGACGCGGGCGGCGACGGCCTTCTTGGTGACGCGGCGGGCGTACCACTCGGCGGCGCCGTAGTGCGCGTTGTTGCACAGGTCCATGAGCCGCTCGGTGGGCGGCACGCGGACGGGCATGCGGCCGTCGGCGTGCCAGGCCTCGAGCTGGCGATGGACGGCGAGGTACTTGAGTTCGCCGTCGCGGATGGTGGTGCGGAGCTCTTCGGCAGCGAACCAGGCCCAGCGGAGCCAGTCGGTGGTGATGTCGGCCGGGTCGAAGCCGTCGGCGCCGAGCTCGTCGATGCAGTCGGGCTGCATGATCGCGGTGGCGACGAGGATGTGCTCGGCCTCGACGTCGCGAGGGCGCTCGGGGGCGGCGGACTGCGGGGCGGAGAGCGTCTCGTCGGGCGCCCACATCTCGGTGTCCGTGGTCACGCGGCGCTCCTCCGGCGGTCGTTGCCCTTCATGGCCACGCGCTCGCACATCTCAGCGAGGCGGGAAATGACGCGGTCACCGAGGCGGCCGGCGAGTTCCTTCGGCTCGACGTTGGATGTCATGAGGGTGGGCAGGTGGCGCTCGTAGCGGTAATTGATCAGCCGGAAGTTGACCTCCTCGGTGAACTCGGTGGGCTTGCGCTCGGCGCCGAGGTCGTCGACGAGGAGGAGGCGGGCGTCGCGGTACTTGCGGAACTCGGCTTCGGAGTCGATGCCGTGGCGGGGCCGGAGGGCGGCGTACAGGTCGGCGGCGGTGGTCACCTGCCACTGGCCGTACACGCCGGCGATGGACAGCTCCCGCATGGCGCCGTAAGCCTCGTGAGTCTTGCCGACGCCGGTGGCTCCGAGGAGCAGCAGCGAGGGGCCGTGGGTGATGCTGGCGATGGGGCTGCCGCGGTCGGCCTGGGCTTCGCGCGCGGCCTCGATGAGGGTGTCGATCCAGGCGCGCAGCTGGGGCAGGGTGGCAACGGCGCTGCGGTAGTGGAACGGGACCTTGGCCATGGTCTCGAGGTAGGTGTTGCGGGCGACGTTCGCGGTGCTGTGCGGGTCGAAGTCGTGGTCCTGGATCCAGTCGGGGTCGAGGCCGCGGCTGGCGAGGAGCGGGGCGAGGTCGTGGCCTCGGAGGCTGCTGGGCGGGATGTACTGCATCAGAAGTCCTCGTCGTAGACGGATTGGTCGGTGGGGTTGCGGTAGGGCTCGTAGCCGCCGGAGACGGCGCGCAGCGGGGGGCGTCCATTGGGGTCCGGCGCGGGCGCGAACTTGTCCTCGTAGCGGCGTTCGCGGATCCAGTTGGCGGACTGCTTGATGAAGCGGAACTCCTGGCCGGCCATCTCTCGGGCGTAGGCCAGGGCGGCAGCGGAGATGGCGACGGGGTCGGCTCCGGCAAGGATGGCTTCGGTCCAGGCCTCGAGGGTCCGGTCGTAGTCCTTGCTCTTGGGGTGGTTGTGCCAGAAGCGGCCGAACTCCAGCTTCTCCTCGCTGCTGATCTGGCGGCCGGGAGCTCCAGCAGAAGCTTCTTCATCTACGTGGTTGCTGTGGTTCTGGTTATGGGGTCCGGTAGCCGGACCCCTAGAGGTCCGGTTTTCGGACCCCTGGGGTCCGGTAGCCGGACCCCTAGCGTTTTGCTTAGAGGTCCGGTTTTCGGACCCCTGGCCCTCGCCTAGAGGTCCGGTAGCCGGACCCCTAGAGGTGAAGTCGGGGCGCACGAAACCGACCGCCCCAGGGATCTTGTAGAGCGCCGCACGTGTGCCTCGCCCCTGCTCCAGCAGGTTCAGCTCACCGCTCTTGACGAGAGCATCGATGGCGGTGATGACGGACGATCGGGCGGCGTTGCTGAAGCGCACCAGCTCCGCGGTGCTGACCCGTGCCAAGCCGTCGTCGCCGGTGATCCGGTTGGCGATCGCCAGCATGACGTGCCGTCCGGCCCCCTTTGACTGGGAGTGGAGCCAGACCCAGTACATGGCGTCGATGCTCACGTGGTCTCTTCTCTCGGTAGCGCTGGCGGGATCGGGGTGTGCTGGGTGTCAGGGCCGGTCGCGCGGCCGGCGGGGCGCGGTCACGCGGCCATCGCGTCGAGGTCGGCGGTGAGCAGCCGGCGGTACGCCTCGACGGCCTGGCGGGTGACGACGCCGTTGCCGCCGATCTTGATTTGCTGGGCGCGGGGCAGGTCGAGATCGGTGATCCAGCCGGAGGGGGCGCCCATCATCCACTCGACGAATTGGGCGGTGATGCGCCTGTTGCCGCGTTGGCCGGGCTCGGTCGGCTCGGGTGCGGGGCGGCCGAGGATGGCCTCCCAGCGCCGGATCGCCGGGCCGTAGTCGACGCCGTCGACGGTCACCCAGTCGTGGTCGATGCGGGCCAGCCGGGTCGGCAGGTCGTCGTCGCCGACAGGCCGTCGGTCGAGGGGTCCTGCCCCCTTCACGATGCGCGCCGTCGGGGTGGGCAGGAGCCAGGCGACGTCGGTGAGCGTCTTGCCGCTGTTGAACTTGGCGCCTTCGCGGCGGACCGCCGTCCAGTTGCGGGTGCCGCGGGAGTCGGCGACGGTCGGCGACGGCAGCAGCGTCAGGACGCCTTCTCGTCGCGCGCCGGGAACCTGGTGACCAGCGTCCGCAGGTTCAGGCCGCCCGTCCGCTTCGGCGAGGTCCCCGGGCCACCGGTACCGTCCGCTGCGCTCGGGGTCGGCATCAGCGGGATGGGCAACTGCGAACCAGCGGTCTCGCTTGTGCGGCGCTCCGACTGCCGGGTCGCCAGCTCGTAGGCATGTCCACCGCGCGTCATACCCGATCGCGGCCAGGTCTGCGACGACGACGTCGAGGCCGCGCGACCGGATCGCCGCCACGTTTTCCAGGAAGACGAGGCGCGGTCGAGTGTGGCGAACAGCTTCAAGAACGTTCTTCCAGATCCCTGAGCGGGCACCGGTGATTCCCTTCTTCTTGCCGGCGTGGCTGATGTCCTGGCAGGGGAAGCCGGCGGTGATGGTGTCGAAGTCGTAGTCCTGGGCGAGTCCGGCCCAGTCGACGGTGGTGATGTCGCCGAGGTTGGGGGCCCAGTCGAAGTGGGCCTGCATGACGCGGGAGGCGAACGGGTCGGCTTCCGCGTAGACGAGGGTCTTGTTGCCGGTGATCTGTTCGACGGCCAGGTCGAGGCCGCCGTACCCGGAGCAGAGGCTGAGGTTGCTCATGCGGCTCGCCCCAGTCCGGCCCGGGCGGCCCGCTCGCACCGGATGACCTGCAGCTGGTCGTTGACGTACTTCTCGGTGTTGCCGAGCCGCTTGGCGATGGCGGGCACGGACTCGTTGAGCAGGTAGAGGTGTTCGATCTCGCGCTTGCGGTCCGGGTCGCGCTCGCACTTCGGGGCGGCCTCGAAGGGGGCGGCCTCTTCCGGCTCGCAGTTGGGGTTGTCGATGTCGTCCCAGGCGAGGGGACCGTGCCAGCCCTGCGTGCGGGCCCGCCGGATGGTGTGCGGGTTGTCGCTGCGGAACGTGGACATGCGCCGGTACGCGCCGGCGATGGCGCGCGCGGTCTCGACGTCGATCTCGATGTACTTGCCGGTGATGATTCGGCCGAGCCGGTGGCGGCTCATGGCGACCTCGGCGCCGATGCTGTCGAGGGTGTGGCCGAGGCAGGCGAGGGCGCGGAGGCGGCGGATGGTGCCGGTGGCGTCGACGACGTCGGTGTTCGCGGGCGCCGGACCGATGGGGACCGCGAGGATGGCTCGGGCGCGGTCGCGGTTGATGGTGGGCTGCCCGTAGAGGACGTACCGGATGGCGGTCACGGAGACGCCGCTGACCTCTGAGATCTGTCGGACGAGCCAGCCGTTGGCGAGGAGGCGCTGGATGTGTTCCAGGACGGGGCCTGCGTCGCGGAGGCGTCGGATGCCACGGCTGTGGTCGAGCCGGAGGGCGCTCATGTACCGGTAGTTGGCGAGGGCGCAGGCCGGGCTGTCGCAGCCTTGGATGTGGCAGAAGCGGCTGGGCGTGTGGTCGGTCACGGGCGGTTCTCCTTCCGGGTGTAGCGCTGGTGGTTGCGGGTGGCGGCGCGGCGGAGTTCGCGGTTGTGAAGGGCGGTTCCGGCGGCGGCCCAGGCGGCGAGGATCACGAAGGACTGGATGGTGAGGACGCCCCACCAGGTGAAGGTGTCGATCTGGTCGGCGTACCAGCCGCTGATGGCGTCGAGGACGGTCATCGCCGCCTCCGGTCGATGAGCCGGGTGGCGGGGATGGCAGCGAGGACGCTGGCGACGATGAGGGCGAGGAGGGCCAGGTCGCGCATCAGGCGGCCCTCCGGTCGGCGTCGGTGCGGCGCCGGTAGACCGCTATGCGGTGGCCCTTGGTGGCCGGGGCGGTCGACGGCACGTAGTGGCCGGTGCCGATCAGGAAGTTGTGGGACATGCCCCGCAGCACGCCGGGGAGGACTCCGGCGGCGACGTCGGGCAGCTCGTCCCGCAGGTCGTTGGCGGATACGGTGTCGTGGTCGCGCATCCAGATGAGGACGGCCTGGGCGACGACCTTGCGGTCCCAGTTGGAGGCCTGGCGGAGGAGCTGGGCGAGGGTCTTGTCGCGGACGTCTTCGGCGACCTGCTCGGCGAGTGTGAGGCGGGGCATTGCTGCGCTCCCTTCGGGGATGGTGTGCTGGTTGCGTGGCCGGCCCGATTCCCGCGGGCCGGCCACCGGCGTGTGCGGGCTAGTCGACGAGCTCGCCCTCGACGGGCTCGTCGTCGTTGGTGTCGCTGACCTCGGCGTCCATGCGCTCGGCGATCGCCATGAGCTGCTTGGACAGTTCGTCGCGGCCCTTCGGGTCGACGTGACCGGCGGCGCGGGCCTTCCTCCAGACGTCGCGAACGTCGTCCGAGGTGAGCGCGCCTTCCGCCTCGGCCAGGTAGTCGGGCCGGAGCGCCTCGATGGCGGCCACGGCTTGACTGCCGGACGGGTCCAGGGCGAGCGCGGTCGGCAGCGGCCCGGTGAGCGCCTGGCGCGGGGTGATGCCGCGGACCTCGACGACCACCACGGGGAAGTGCTTCGTCTGGCCGCCTGCCACCCTGGTGCGCGGTTCGATCCGCAGGCTGACCGGGACGAGACCCTTGCCCTCGGTGCCGGACAGCACCATGTCGACGGTGCCGCCCCACTCGTTGGCCGCGTAGAAGCTGTGCGTCTCGGCCCGCCACACGCCGACGTCCGGCATGTCGGGGAGGATCACGTTCAGGCGGGAGGTGGCGGCGCAGACCTTGTCCTTGCGGTACTGGTCCTGCCGCAGCAGGTGCCAGTCCTCACCGAACTCGGCCAGGCACAGGCAGGGCATGCGCGAGATCTGCTCGGTCTGCCCGTCGCAGCGGCGCTGGCAGCCGCCCTTGGTCCACATCTCGTTGTACTGGTTCAGCGGGTCACCGGGCGGGAGGAGGGCGTCGATCTGCTCCGCCTTGGTGATCACGCGGAACTGGGGAGCGCCGTTGCCCTGGGGCTGCCAGCGTTCGACGTCGCCGCCCCAGGCTTCGGCGGCGGCCTGCGCGTAGTGCTCGGCGTGGGAGGTGACCACCCACGTCTTGGACTTGACCGGGCGGGCCCGCTTGTCGGGGTCGGGGTTCGGCACGGACCAGCCGGTGCGGAGCCGGCCGAGTTCGCGGGCCTGGCGCTGGAGGGTGATGATGCGGGAGCCCATCAGGCTGCCTTTCGGGTGGTCTGGTTCTCGGCCGGGGGCGGCAGGAGCGCGGGGTAGGTGGTGGGGGCGGCGTGGAGCCACTTGGTGGTTTCCAGGGCGCCGCGGAAGGCGCGGTGGGCGCGCCGGTTGCCGGGCATCGGCACGAGGGCGTGGGAGCGGGAGCGGAGGTTGAGGATTCCGGTGCGCTGCACGGGCGGCACCGGCTGCTCGGTGTCGTCCGGGAGGAGCACGGTCTCCGCGTAGCGCAGGGCGGCGAGCTGCAGCGTGTACTCGGGGTACACCGACGAGGCGGGCCGGGTCGCCGACGTCTTGTAGTCGACGAGCCAGGACTGCTTGGCCCGGCGCCCCTTGATGCGCCGCCAGCTGGTGCGCAGCAGCATCACGACGTCGCCGGTGCCGGCGTAGCCGAGCCTGCGGTGCAGGAACGTCATCTCGGCGGCGAGGATGTCCTCGGCGATGTCGACGTCCCAGCGCTGCCAGAACAGGACGAGCTGGCGCGCGTAGGGGTCGACCTCGGGGTCCTCCGGGTAGGGGGCGCCGAGCGCCATCATGTGGGCCCGGTGGTGGATGCGGCTGCCGAGGTTCTTGGCTTTGTCGCTGGCGTTGCGATGGACGGCCTTGATGTCCTTCAGCAGTTGCTCACGGTCGGTTGTGGCGCGGCGGGCGACTTCGATGCGGTGTTCGAGGACCCATTCGGCGGTGAGCTTGACGGCCCACGGCGGGATGGCGTGCTTGGCGACGCCGACGGAGAGGACGTTGGTGACGGAGACGAGGTCGGGTCCGCCGGCCGGGTCGGTGTAGTACCGCCCGTTGTCGGTGCCCTTGGCGTACTTCGGGTCCGTCATGCGACGCCGTCCAGGGGCATCGGGCGGGCGCACGGCTCGCACAGGCCGGCGGGGGTGAACGGGCCGTCCTCACCCTGGCAGCGGGTGCAGCGCAGCGGCGCCACCGCGATCCCGGCCGCCTCCTTCAGGCGGGTGATGCCGTCCTTGCGGTTGCCCGCCAGGAACATGGCGTCGACCAGCTCCGGGTAGGCGGCGCGCAGGCGGGCGGTGTTGACGACGTCGGCGTTGTCGATGGCCCGCATGAGGAGCTGGGTGAAGGTGCCGGGCTGGCAGCCGCCCCGGACGCCGTAGTGCCAGAGAACGTGGCGGGCGGTCCCAGGCGAGATGGTGGGGCTACTGGTGCTCATGTGAGGCTCCCTGAGGGTGTGCTGGGTGGTGGCCCGCCCCCGCGGTGGGGGTGCCGCGAGCGGAGGGCCCTGGGAGGGCCGCGGAGTCGGGGGGCTCCACGCGGCCGCGGCATGGGGGTTACTGGGGGCGGACGGGCATGCACACGGCCCGGTAGGTGTCGTCGTCGACCGGCTCGATCAGGGCCGGCTTCTTCGGGTCGGTGAACCAGATCCGGACCTGGCCGTCGATCGGGGCGAGGAGGGATGCGAGGAAGCCCGGCCGGTAGTTGATGGCGAACCCGTCGAGGCCGTCGGATTCGACGTCGATGCGGGTGCTGCCGGACGAGCCGCCCTTGCCGCCGGCCACGACGGCGATGTCGTCGGCGAACGACAGGCCGATCGGGTCTGCTTCGGTGTCGTTGACGAGCCCGGCCCGCACCGCTGCCGCCTTCAGTTCGGCCGCTTCCATCAGCGCCCAGCCCGTGCACTTGTCCGGGTCGGGGAAGAAGCGTTCGAGGCTGGGGTAGGGGGCGGCGATCGTGCGGCTGGTCACGGTGAGGGTGTCGCTGGACAGGGCGGCCACTCCGCCGCCGGCGCCGGGGAAGCCGAGCCGCACCGTGTGGCCGGTCAGCTGCTTGGCGGTGGCGGCGAGCGCCGATCCGAGGATGGTGAGCTGGCCGTCGCCGTCCTGGGCGGGCTGCCAGTCGAGGGTGTAGCGGACGATGCGGTACCGGTCGGTGGCGGACACGGTCAGCTGGGCGCTGTTGGCGGCGACGTGGACGCCGGGGCAGGCTTCCATGCTGCCGATCGCCTCGTCGGGCGGCAGCACGGCGGTTGCGGCGTGCGTGACGGCGGCGGCGAACAGGTCGCCGTCGATGGTGCCGCTGATGCCGGGCGGTGCGGGCAGGGCCGGGTAGTCGTGCCGGTCCATGGTGGGCAGGGTGAAGGTGGTGCCGGGCGCCGACACGGTGATTTCGCGGTCGTCGGCGACCATGTCGACGGGGCCGGCGGGCATGGCGGCTGCGACGCCGGCGAGGAGGTGGCCGGAGACGAGGGTTTCGCCGGGCTGGAGGGTGTCGGCGGCGAGGCTGGCGCGGGTGCTGGTGTCCAGGTCGAACCCGGACACCGTGATCTGGCCGTCGCCTGCCTGCAGGAGGAGCCCGGCGAGGACGGGCATGAGGGGCTTGCTGGGGAGGAGCCGGTGGGCGCGGCGTGCCGCGTCCGCCAGCTGCTTCTGGTCGATGCGGACCTTCATCAGGCGGCCTCCGCCTGCTCGTCGTCGGCCTGCTCGGTGTTGTCGGTGTCGGGCTGGGCCCAGCCGGTGGTCTGCACGGCCGACTCGGGGAAGAGGGTGTCCTGGGTGAACTGCATGGGTTCTCCTGTGGGATGCTGGGGGTCATCCCCGGGCGGTTGCTGCGTCCGGGGCTTTTCGTTGCGGCTATACGGCGGCGGCGCGCTTGCGGGCTTCGTAGGCGCGCTGCGGGGCGCGGGCCTTGCGCGGGTCCTTCGCGTACCGCTCGCGGTCGTAGGCGCGCTTGGCCGCCTTGCAGCCGTCGCAGGCGGTCTCGCCGCGCTTGCGGTGGGCGAGGTAGCCGCCGTAGCTGGGCTCGGTGCACGGCGCCGCTTCGGTGGCGGTGTCCAGGAGGCTGTAGAGCTGAACGCTCGTCATGCTGAGCTTGCTCGCGGTGATCTGGCCGAGGTCTTCCTGGATGGCGACGGCTTCCTCGACGGTGAGGGCGACCAGAACGGTGTCCGCGTCTGAGGCCGTGCGACGGATTTGCATGGTGCGTCTCCCTTCGGAGGTCGGGTGTTGTGGCGCCGCCGTGCCGGCCGGTGTCATCCGGCCCGGCGGCGGGTCAGTGGAGGCGGCCCGGGTCGGTGGTCGCGAACGGCGCCTGGTGCAGCGGCACCGGTGCGGCGGTGATGCGGCGGACGACTTCGGCGGGGATCTCCTGCGTCTGGTCGGCGGCCGCGGTGGCCTGGCAGGCGATGGCGAGCCGGCGGCGCAGGTCGGCGATCTCGCGCCGGAGTTCGGCGACGGTCTCGGCGTGGCGTTCGTCGATGCGGGCGATCGTCTCCGCGTGCTCCTGCTCCAGGTCGTCGAGCTGGACGTAGAGGGTCTTGATGAGGAGGTCGGCTCCGGTGCGCAGGGCCTTCTGCCGCTCGACCTCGTCGATGGCGCGGTGCTGGGGGTGGCGGGCGGGGCGCAGTACGCCGAGCCGCACGGGAAAGGCGAAGCTCATGCGGTGTCCAGGAAGTTGAGGTCGATGTAGCCGGCGGCGAGGGTGTCCTCGTAGCTGGCGCGGGTGCGGGTGGCGTGCCGGTGTTCGGTGGCGGCGACGATGGCTTGTTCGAGTTCGGCGATCCGGACGCGGGCCCGGCGGTTGTGGAGGCGGGCCATCGCGTTGACCAGTCCGGCCATCGGCGACACGGCCGGGGCCGGGGCGGTCACGAGACGGCTCCCTGGTTGGCAAGTTCGAGGAGGACGTCGGCGTGACACGGCTCGTCGGGCGGGCACCAGCACATGAGGTCCCGGCCCGCCAGCTCCTGCCGTGCCCGCTCGGCGACGCTCGGGCACTGAGCCAGCCAGTCGCGGTACATGGCGACGGCCTGCTCGCGGGTGGCGTCCTGCACCAGGTGCCAGGTCACGGTCTTGCCCGGGTGGACGAAGGCGTGCCGCTGGCCGGACGCCTTGCCGAGGCGGCTTTCGCGCTCCCACTCGGAGCCGTCCAAGGCGGGCATCCGGATCTGGGTGCAGGGGTTGCCCCAGCGGGTGCCGCGGCCGACGTAGACGGCGCCTTCGGGCTTGCGCCAGCCCTTGGTGCGGCGGCGTTGGATACGGCGGGGCTCGGTCATCGGGCCCTCACCTCGCTGGCGGCGGTGCGCAGGGCGTGGAGGATCTGCCGCTGGGTGCGGCCGGGCTCCTTCTCCCAGCGGATGACGGGCTGGCCGCCGATGGCCGTGACGAGGGCGTCCCAGGCGTCGAGGGTGGTCTGCTCGGCGTCCCGGCTGCCGACGCCGGGGATGTAACCGGCGGCGCGGTCGATGGCGGGCATGACCGGGTTCTGGTGCGGGTTCCAGCCCTCCGCCTCCAGCAGGTCGGCGGTGGCGTCGAGGACGGCGGCGATGCGCGAGCGGGTCACGGAGAGGGTCACCATCAGGCGGTCCTCCGGTGCTGGCACGCGCCGAGCAGGCAGGGCTTGGCGCGGCGCTCCCACTCGGTGCGGCCGACGAGCTCGTGCCGCCAGCCCTGCGCGGCCTCGCGGCGCCGGTCGGCGACTCGGGGCGTGAACTCCTTGTGCGCGTCCTCGGCGAGGGGGCCGACGTACTCCTCCGCCACGGAGCCGTAGACGCAGCCCTGCGGGTTGATGCGGATCCAGAAGCCGGCCATCACGCGTCCTTCCGGGGGTTTTGGCTGCTGCGGCGGTCCTGCTTGCGGCGGCTGGCGGCGGAGGAGCGGCGGGGGCGGCCGGTCGGGTTGTGGCCGACGCGCGGGTCCGGCTGGGCGGGCTGCTGCTCGGCCATCACGCCACCGCCTCGGGCAGCACGTAGGTGATGGCGCGCGCCTGCCAGCGGTACAGCGGCTCCTGGTAGTCGTCGCCGCGCGGGACGATCGCGCCCGGGTCGTAGATGGCGAACGCGATGCGCTGCTCCAGCGGCAGCTCCATCAACGGGACGCCGCGCACCACGACCTTGCGCGCGGCCTCACGGGCGCGGAGGTCGGCCAGTCGGGCGGACCGCCCTTCGCGGGTCAGGATGGCGGTGCTCATCGCGTCACCTCCGGCGAGCAGCCGCACGTCTCGGGGTGGGCGCAGGCGAGGAGGTCGAAGACGCGCTCGTACCAGTCGGCGGGCTGGGGGGTGGGGGTGTGGCCGAGCGGCGGGTCGGCGAGGAGCTGCTGGAGCCGCGTGTCGGCCTCCACGGCGGGCAGGGAGCGGTCCAGGGCGGAGACGGGGCGGGTCATCGGGCCGCCTCCTCGATGGGCTCGTAGGAGATGCGGCCGTCGCCGTACACGGTCACCGAGGCGACCGCGCCCTGCATCGGCTCCGGCATGCCCTGCGCGCCGTGGAACACGACCTGCAGCCGGTTGCCGAAGCCCGGCATGATGTGGATCTCGGTGATGTCGGAGCCCAGCGGCTCGATCAACGGGGAGGTGGGGTGAGACGATGGCATGGATCTGCCCTTCTTCCTTCGGATGGTGTGGGTGGATCACTGAGGTCGGCGCGGGCTTCGCGGGTCGCGTCGGCCTCTCTTGTGCCGTCAGGCGGCAGCAGGGGGCAGGCTCAGGCGGCGGCCTTGGTGAACGGCTGGACCGTGAACTGCTCGGAGATGGCCCGGATGTTCATGCCGGAGAAGCAGATCCGGTTGCCGTTGTCGACGTAGGGGATCTCCCGGGCGAACGCCATCCTGCGGAGCTTGTGGACGCTGAACGGCAGCCAGAGGGCGGCCTCGGCCGGCGTGTAGTGGAAGTAGGAGCCCTCGGGCGTACCGGGGGCGGGGATGTTCTCGCGGACCTGGTCCCAGGTCGGCGGCTTGCTCGTGGCCTTGGGGGCGGACACGGCGGTCGCGGTCACGACTTCTCCTCGTGAGTTATGTCGGCGGGGGTGACACCCAGCGCCTCCGCGAGCTTCCGGATGTTCTCGTCGCTCAGGCCGGCCTTGCCGTTCTGGACCTTCGACAGGTGTGTCTTGTCGATGCCGGTTCGTTCCGAGAGCATTGCAAGGCTCATCTGCAGAGCCTCCCGTCTGAAGCGGATTGCGCTGGAGTGCGGTCTCACGCCTCAGAACGTAGCCGGACGAGAGCGTGGATGCAATCCCTCAGAGAGCCTTTTTGGCTACTCGCCAGAGCCTCGCTAGCTACTCAGGAGAGCCTTGGTGGCACAGGCGAGGACTCACGGACCGGAACGCGTAGTGCGCCCCATGCAACCCAAACGCTCCCTTTGAGAGCCCAAGTGCAGGTCAAACGGCTCAATCCCCGCTAGGTGGTTGCATGGATCTAGTGCATGATGGGGTTTCATGGACCACGCCCGAGAGTGGGAACTCTCAGACTGGAAGCGACTGGGACGCGCGTTCGCCGCCCAGCGGGAAGAGGCCGGCTACACGCAGGTCAGTGCAGCCCAGGCACTCGGTGTCAGCCGAGGCCCGATCCAGGCCATCGAGCGCGGCCGCCAGGCGAACGGGCAGCCTTTCACCCGGGTCACGCAGACCATGCGCACCTACGCGCGCCTCCTCGGATGGACCGACACATCGCCGGCCAGAATCCTCGGCGGGGAGGAACCAGAACAGGCCACTCCCCCCGTTTCCCAGGAGGCGGCAGATGCCGCACCCGGAGTCCCGTCCGCCATCGACCGTGAGCTGCGGTCGGGCAGGACGCTGGACCACACCGTCGTGCACCTCGGGGAGGAGGACGACGACGACACCCGGATCATCGTCGTGCTCAAGGGCTCGGACGACATCAGCGACGAGGAACTCGACGAGCTGTGGCTGAAGTGGCGCCGGGCTCGACGTCAGCTTCAGGCAATCCCAGGCGAAACGGACACCCCGTCAGACTCATGACATAGTTTCGGCCTCAACAGGTCGACTGTGACTGAAAAGTGTGCTTCGATCAACGGACCGTCACCGAGGGGGGGCACTGCTCGGATGGGGTGCGCATGTGGGTCATGCACGTTGAGCGTGTTGAGGGCGAGTACATAGAACCCGAGATCATCGATCTCGAAGACGGCAGCGGCTGCCTGTTCAGGCTGCACGCGACAGACATCGACGAGGACGGCCCGAAGTACCTGGCCGACCTCCTCACCGACCAGGCGCAGCGCTGGGCCCCCCGCCCGCCTGGCTCGCCCCTGGGCCCCGTCATCCCCGTCACCTGGCTGCGGTCCCCCCTGGCGCACGACCGCTTCGCCATCGGCGTCGAGGACGGCCCGCACGCGATCGTGTACACGTGCCACCCGGATCTGATCAGCCAGCGGGCCGCGGACTATCTCAGCCGCCTCGACACGGAGCGCTCTCCGTACTGGCAGCGTGTACCCAAGGGCTACCACCACCGGGACGGCCGGTAGCCGAGCGCAAGGGGGCACGATGGCCTACGCCGAGAAGGTCTACAAGGTCAAGAACGGCAAGCAGACCAAGCAGTACACCTGGCGGGCCCGCTACAAGCGGCCGGACGGCACCTGGGGCAGCGAGCCCGGATTCCCGACGAAGACGCTGGCCAAGGAGTGGGGCGAGCAGCAGGAAGCCGCCATCCGGTCCGGCACGTGGATCGACCCGGAGAAGGCGCGCACCAAGTTCGGCGAGTGGGTGCAGATGTGGAAGACGGCCAACGTCAAGCGGCCCCGCACCCAGAGCAGTCGCGCCTACCTCCTGGACAAGCTGCTGCTGCCGGAGTGGGAGCACACCCCGCTGCAGGAGGTCAACAACGTCTTCGCCGTGAAGGCGTGGGCGACCCGGGCGGCCAAGCCGAACGGCAAGCACGACCCGGACACCGTCGCGCAGGCCCGGAGCCTGCTGTCGACGATCCTGTCCGGCGCCGAGGACGCCGGGTACATCCCGGCCAACAAGCTGTACGGGCGGCGCATCCTCGTCGGCGACGGGCACCACGAGGAGGAAGAGGAGGTGTGGGCGCAGCCCGACGAGATCTACCGCATCTACCAGCGCCTGAGCGGGGTGCACGCGCTCATGCCGCTGGCGGACTGCTATCTGGGGCTGCGCTGGGGCGAGCTCGCCGGCCTGCACCGCGACAACTGCCTCCTCAAGCGCGAGGAGAGGATCGACGGCAAGCCGTTCGTGCGGCACGTCGTCCGGGTGGACGCGAAGACCGGGTCGCTGCACGAGGACACCTTCGAGCTCGACGCCGACGGCCTGGAGGAGTGGCACCGGGCGGAGGACGCCCGCCTCGAGGAGTACCGGGCCAAGGGGTGGAAGGCCAACCGGCGCAAGCCGCCCAAGAACATCGTGAAGCTGTACCTGGGGCCGCCCAAGAACAAGTACTCGGCGCGCGAGGTGGACGTCCCGGAGTTCCTGGTGCGCCTGCTCGCCGAGCACATCGAGGCGTGGCCGCACGAGCATCCGTTCTCCACGCCGGGCGGGCAGTTCTGGCGGCGCGGCAACTTCACGCGCGCCCAGCTGCGGCCCGCGGCCGACGGGCGGGAGGCGGTCCCCCGCAAGCGCGGGTTCGCCGGCCGGGAGGCGTGGGAGCCGATCCTGCCGGGCTTCACGATGCGCGGGGCCCGGCACACCCACGACACGTGGATGAAGGACGACGGGGTGGACAGGGCGCTGCGGTTCTTGACGATGGGGTGGGTGCCGAAGGACATTGAAGGGACCTACGAGCACGTGACGCCGGAGATGCGCAGGCACCGACTGCGGAGTCTGGAGGCGCGGTGGGAGCGCGGGATGCGGGTGGCGTCCCGGGCCGCACGGTGAGCTAGCGGCGGAGCCCGTCCCCCAAAAATCTCCTAAATGATCTACCAGAGGCCCCTTGCGGATCATGCAAGGGGCCTCTGACCTGGGTGGGCGCGGACGGTTTCGAACCGCCGACATCCTGCTTGTAAGAGCGGATGTCCGCCGGTACCCGACTTGAGCGGCTACGCGATTCAGCAGGGATGTTCGAGCGGAAAGCGCAGTTCAGGGGGCTGGTGAGCGGCGCATCTTTCAGCACGAGCCACTCCGCACTACCTTGGCAGAACCTCGGCAGGTACTCGGTAGCGCTCGCGGTCGTCCCCTAAATATCCCCTAAGGGATCACCGCGTTGTTGCACGTCAGACGGTCAGACGGCCCCCCGCCTCCCACGGCGGAGAGGTGCGGGGGGCCGCCCCAAGTGCCGGCCCCGGCCACCTCGGGGGGGCAACCTCTGGTGCGAGGCCGGCACGTCTGTGGTGCTTCGACCTGTCCTGTTGCCTGTCGGTGCAGGTCGATGCCGCAGTTCACCCGAAGGAGTGAACAGACGTTCGATTCTTGGACACTACATGGAGCCCTGCGGCATATGCCAGACGGGCCGCAGGGATCAAGATCGAAGAATGAGTCAGATCTGCTGCTGACTTATGATCATGAGCGGTAAAGCGTTGAGCGGGTGCCAGCCGATCAACCCGAGTGGGTCCCCGCGGCCCGCCGTGCGGTCGGCGACCGCATCCGCGTGCGACGCCTCCACCAGAACATGACCCAGGAGTCCCTCGCCCACGCGGCCGGAATCGACCGGTCCACGGTCCAGCGCATGGAAGCCGGCAGCGAGATGAAGCTGACGCACCTCTTGCTGGTGGCTCACGCTCTGCGGGTGCACGTCACCGACCTCCTGCATGACTGAGGACGGCAGCATGGCCGCTTCCTGACCGGCCGCCGGGGCTGAACAGGAGTCAACAGCATGTTGATCCTGTTGGGAAGGCTGTGCCGTGCATCGATTCGCTCGAATTTTGCCCGCACCTTGCCCGTCGGTCACCGACCGTTCATCCCCTGGCCAGCGCCTTTCCACCTGGGCAAGCCGTCACGCCTCCGAGACAACCGCGGCGAGCCTGCGCGCGGCGCCGCCAAGGGTGGCGACGTGGAGCGCGGCGGACCGCAGCCCCAGCCCGAGGTCTCCACACAGCGCCCCCTGGGCGGCGAGGAGGGCTTCCTCGCACGCCTGCCACTCAGGGGCCCCGTGCGGGAGCTGGTCCTGGCGCGCGCGGACCCGCTCGGCGAGGTCGCGTATCGCGGCGCGCAGTTCGCGGGCGAGGCGCCGGCAGTCGTCGATGACGGGGAGGATCCCGGCGGCGGCCTCGGCTTCGGCGATGAGGTCGTCGTAGCGCTGGTGTACGGCGGGGGCTGGCTCCGTATGGTGTGGCATGTCGACGCTCCGTTCGTCGGCTGCTCCCGGGGCTGCGCGCACCGCGGCCTCGGGAGCCCTTCGTGCAATTGCAGGCTAGCCCGACTTGTATCGGCCTGTCTCGCGACGTGTCGATACGTAGCCCGAGATGCTGGTATGTAGGCGCCTGCCTAGCGTCGAGATTATGGCTGCAGACCCGGATGCCGAGATCGACCACGAGGGACCCGTCACCCCGTACCGGCAGCTCGCCGAGATTCTGAAGGCTCGGATCGCACGCGGCGACTGGCAGGAGGGTCGGCCGATCGCGTCGGAGACTCGACTGGTGCAGGAGTACGGGATCGCCCGGACGACGGTGCGGCGGGCGCTGGACGTGCTCGTCGAGGAGCAGGTCGTGTGGAAGGTCCAGGGCCGCGGCACCTACGTAGGCCAGCCGCCCGAGAGTTGAGCCAGCAAAGCCAGCCGCAGCCCGACGGCCGGGAGGTAGGGTTCGGGAAACAGTACGGCCCTCGCAGGTGCTACCAACACCAAGCGAGGGCCTGACCAGAGGAGTAGTGGTCCTCATGGCTGCGCATCAGCCTACCCTTCGCGACCTGCCCAGCAAGTCTCCGGCCGGCTCATACGTCTACGTCCTCACCTTCAGCACGGGGATCATCAAGGTCGGATACACGGGCAATCCACGGCTTCGCCTCACCGCGTATCGCACCTCGCTCAGCCCTTTCGGGATCTCCATCGTCGACTACTGGTTCTCCGACCCGCACAGCGAAGCCGCGACCGGCGAGGCGGAGCTGTTGGACTTCTGCCGCCGGCAGGGGCGCCCCGTCAACGGCGGCGAGTACTTCACGCACATCGACTTCAGAGCCGTCGTCTCGTTCGCACGCACGTTGCCCTGTACGCCCGCCGACGTTCCGCCGGTTGCAGCGGCCGAGGCCCCGGCGAGCAGCACCCCCTGGAAGCAGGTGGCCGAGGTGATCCGGCAGCGGATCGCGGACGGCACGTACCCGCCTCGGACGCGCGTCCCCTCGGTCATCCAGCTGGCGACGGAGTTCGGGATCGCGCAGGCCACCGCGCAGAAGGTGCACCGCGGGCTCCGCGAGGAGGGCCTCATCTACACGGAGCCGGGCCTCGGGTCGTTCGTGAAGGCGCAGCCGCCCGGCTCGTAGCCCGTTGTCGGACCTGCCCGATACGATCGGATCATGTCCCCCTCTCCCCCGGTGCCGGGTCGCGCGCGGTCTGCTGCGGTGGTCAACGCGGACATTCGTGCGCTGCTGGAGCGGACGCGGCGGCGGCTGTCGGATGCGGAGCGGGCGGAGTACGACCAGTTGGTCGCGGAGTACGAGGCGGCCATGCGCGAGGGCGTTACGACCGCAGCGTGAGCAGGCAGGAGGCCGCCCCAGCCGCTGATCCCGGCCGGGGCGGTCTCACTTCTCGGTGTCGTTGAGGTCGGTGCGGGCGCCCTTGCCCGGGCGGTCGGCGTGGGCTGCCTTCACCTTTTCCGGGTCGTAGAGGGCCTGCGCGCGGTGGCTGACCGGGTGGGGGCGGTAGCTGTGGGCGCGGACCCCCATGCGGGAGAGGGCGCCGCGCGCGCTGCTCGGCTTGACGCCGAAGTGCGCGGCGACGTCCTCGATGGTCCAGAGGTCAGACATCAGGCGGTCGCGTGCTTGCCGACGATGGCCCAGAACTCGCCGCTGTCGAGGCTGTCGATGTCGACGGCCCCGTACTGCTCCAGGATGTCCGCGAGGATGGCGTCGACGTCGTACTCGCCGTCGCTGGCGTCGGTGGCGGTGACGATCTGGTCGCGGAGGTCGCGGCTGGTGAAGGTCATGAGGTTCCCCCTCGCTCGGGCTTCAGGCTGTTCCTTCGGCCATGACCCAACTATGCATCACGTGCTGCAAGGTTGGCAAGGGGTTCGACGTAGACTCCCCGCGTGGCCGACTTCGAATTTCCCCCTGACCTGATCGAGCTGGAACGTTCCTCCTGGGCCGCGCTGCAGGCGGGCGAGCTGACCCCGGACCTGGCGGCCGCCGTGCAGGCGGGGGTCACGGCGTTCGCGGCCGAGGGCGGGCACGACCGGTACGCGGTGGAGATGGGGCTCAAGCGGGCCGTCCGGCACGCCGGCGCGACCTGAGGCCGCGGCGGAGGGGGTCTGCCGCGGCCTCCGCCCCCGAAAGCAGCAGCCCGGCCCTGGGTTCCACGCCGGGCCGGGCGCCAGCAACAGCACACCCGCGCTTGACTCGTAGCCAATCTCGGATACGAGCAGGCTACCGCTGGCCACCGACAACGCCGGGGCAAGCAGCCGCAGGGCCTCCCGTGGGGAGCCGGGAGGTGCGGCGGGCCCCGCCATCGCAGCACGGCGGGGCCCGGGAGGGTTCCGCCTGGGGGGCTGGGAACCCGTGCACACACGATGCACCACAATCCGGCCAGAGGGAAAGAGACCGGCCACGGGTTTCTGCCGGACACGCTGGCGCCCCGCCAGGACGGGGGAGCCTAGCGGGGCGTGCAGCCAGTCTGGCACGCACCCCTGACAGGACGAGGGTGTTCCGCGTACCGTGTGCGGGCGGCCTGCCTCGTTCGCAGCGACCCCCTCGGGGGCGTGGGGATTACCCCGCTGGCAGGCCGCACCCACACCTTGGGGAGGCGCGATGAGCGACACGTGGTGGGGCTAGGCCCCGGACAGCACACCGCCCCCGCCCAGTACAGGCGGGGGCGGTCGCGTGTTCAGAGGCCGATGTCTTCGCTGGCGGCGTCGGTCCACTTGTCGGCTTCGCGGATGTAGCCCCAGAAGGCGGGGCTGTTTTCGGCGTGGCCGGACTGTTCGCGGATCTTCTCTTCGCGCTTCCCGGCCCGGCGCGACGTGGTGATGAACCCGGCCCGCATGGAGTGGCCGGTGAGGCGGACGGCGAGTCCGGCGCGTTCGGCGTTGCGGGCGATGATCTCGCGGACGGCTTCGGCGGAGAGTGCGCGGTCGCCGAGGCGGCCGTGGACGGTGATGGGCAGGAAGGCGGGGCCGGTGGTGATGCCTGCGGCGGCGCGCCAGGTGAGCCAGGCGCGGACGGGGCAGGTGTCGGGGTTTTTGCCGTAGCCGACGACGACGTCGCGGGGCGGGCGGCCCTTGACGGCGGGCACGTGGACTTCGAGGCCTTGGCTGACGTGGATGATGCCGTCGGCGCGGAGGGCGGCGACTTCGGCGGAGCGTCCGGCGATGGCGAAGGCCATGAGCCAGAGGGCGCGGTCGCGGAGGCCGGTGAGTCCGTCGGCGACGGCGGCGTTCATCTGGCGCAGCTGTTCGGGCGTGACGGCGGCAGCTTTGCCCCGGCCGCGCGCCTGCCGTTCGGGGTCGTTCTTGAGCGGCTTGAGGGCTTGCCGGGCGGCGACGGTGGCGGCCTTGGGGACTTCGACGCCGTGCTCGTTCCGGGCGGTGACGGTGACACCGGTGATCCTGCGGTCGATGCTGTTGGGCGCGGCGAGCTTGATGGTGTCGAGCCAGACGACGAACCCGACGAGCGTCCCCTTGGTGACGGCGGTGGACGGCAGGCGGCTGCCGGTGCGTTCGGCGAGCCAGTCGTGGAACTGCTCCCAGAGTGCCCAGTCGTTGGCGTAGCCGCGCTTGGTGTTGTGGGGGCGGATGGCGTCGAGGTGCTTCTCGGCTGCCCCTTCCATGGCGTGCAGGACGGCGAGCGTCGCAGCGTCGTAGGCGGCGGGGGCGGCGTCAGGCTGGCGCGGGATGAGCGCGGTCATACAGTGGCCCGCTCTCCCTCAAGCGCGTCAATCGTGGGACACGGGTACGGGATGTACGCCACCCACTCTTCGGCCCTCGGCCCGGTGGATCGGCGCACGGAGCATTCGGCGCACCACCTCTGTCCCAAGTGAGTGACCGGGCGGTGCAGCTTGCGCACGCGAGCAACGGCCGCCGTGGCGGGGGGCTCGGGCGCTTCCGCATCCAGGATCGCGCCGAGAGCGATGGCCAGCCCGATGTCGCCAGCAGTGCGGTCGCGCCAGAGGATCGTGGCTTCGGTGATCGCCTTGAGCTTCTTGCGGAGTTCGTCGCGTTCGATGCGTCGCTCGCTGGCGGCATCGAACCAGTACTTGGTGGCTGCGATGTGCTCTTGAATGCCTGCGGCGGGCGCTATCTGAGGCTCGGTCATGCTCCGCATTCTACCAATTTGTCGCCCGCGATATGGCATGTTATCGAGAGCTCACCCACCCCCCGTCGTGTCACAACCCGGTGACGGCCGGTCACCCGCGCGCCGCCCGTGCTCTACGGTGGTCCGACGTTCAACCAGCCTGTGGGGGGCACATGCGCATCCGTACCACCGCGGCCTCGGCCGCCCTTCTCCTCGCCACGCTCACCGCCTGCGGAGGCGGCGACAGCAGCGACGACGCGGCGGCCGACACGAAGCCGGCGCCAGCCGCGAGCAAGAGCGTCGACTGCACGAGCCAGACGGTCAGCCAGGCCGACTGGGTGAAGTACTGCGCCGACAAGGCCAGCGGCCAGAGCCCGGAGGCGGGTTCGACGGACCTAAAGTTCGGCGAGTCGTACACCTGGCCGGACGGGCTGAAGGTGTCGGTGACCGGCGCGAAGGTGTTCACGGACTACGCGGCCGACTACGCCGAGACAGCGGAGCCGGGCCAGACGGACTTCCGGGTGGAGCTGAAGGTGACCAACACGGGCAAGGCGCCGGCGGACTTGGGTGACCTGTCGGTGATCGTGGAGGGGGCGACGAACGGCGGCGAGGCCGCGGCGACGATGTTCCAGAACGGCTCGCAGCCGCTTGAGGGCAGGTTGGCGCCGGGGGTGACGGCGACGAAGAACAGCGACAACCAGCTGGAGACGAAGTACGGGCGGAAGGTCGTGGTCACGGTGCAGCGGGCCAGCGACGACTTCAGCCTGGAGTTCCCGGAGTTCACCGGCGAGATCACCGGCTGACTACGCGACGAAGCGCCCCGCTCCCCTGCTCGCGGCAGGAGGGCGGGGCGCTGTGTCATCCGGGCTTGGGGGCGGCCTTGGGGGTTGGCGGGGCTGTGGCTTTGCCGAGGGCGATGAGGCTGGCGAGGTCGGCAGCGCCGTCCTTCGGCCGCTCGGGCAGCGGCACCGGTGTGGGCATCGGTCACACTCCAGTTCGATCACGTGAGACCCGCTGGGCCTTCAGCAGCAGCCGGGTCCGCTGGACCATCAGCACAGCGACGGCGAGCAGCACCAGCGTGCGGGCCGACCGGAGCGCCATCAGCACGCACTCGTCGCCCTGCCAGATCGTGGCCAGCACGGTGTACACGCACAGGGCGCACACCGCGGCCGCGAAGGACATGAGGTTGCGGCCGACTTCGCTGCGCCACCAGGCGGCCCGCAGGTGGTAGATGACGGCGAAGGCGGCGCAGGCCGCGGCGGCCAGCGTCGACGCGGTGACGTTCACCCATTCGTCGACACCGAGGTCTCTCATTGTGGTGCTCCTCTACGTGCTGCGTAGGCCGCCTCGATCCGCTCCGCGAAGTGGTTCTCTTCGAGGGCGCGATGGATGGGCGCCATGACGCCCCTGATGACCGGACGCCGCTCTTCCGCTGCCTTGCGCTCGCGGCGGGTTCGTTCCAGGGCTTCTTCGGAGTCGGTCGGCTCCGGCTGGTCAGGGGCGTTCGCGAGGCGTCGGATCCATCCGAGCACCGGCGGTCACCTCCTCGTCGGCCGCGTGCCCTGGGTGGGGCAGGGCGGTGAGGATGCGTCCGCCGAGCTCGGCCATCTTCAGCAGTTCCTCGGTGTGCTCTTGTTCGACCTTGCGGGCCGCTTCGGACTCGAGGAACGCCCGCCGCCAGTTGTCGCGGTCGGCGAGCGCGTCCTCGTGGGTGCGGCGGGGAACGAGCCGACCGGTGAGAATGAGCAGGACGACGAGGGCGAGGAGTGCGACGGCCCCCGCATCCCCTGGGTTGATGCCGAAGACCTCGCTCACGCCGCCCTCCCCTGCTTGTAACGGGCCCACCTGGTCAGATGCTCGTCGGTCCCGTCGGCGTGGTGGGGCTGGCCGGTGTGACCTGCGCGCGGGTGAGCAGGGTCAGCCCGGCGAGGACGACGGTGTTGATGGCGCCGACGGTGGCCTGGCTGACGTCGTATCCGAACGCGGCGACGAGGACGGCGCCGGCGGCGACGACCGCGGTGAACGCCTGGGGGGCGATCGGGCGGGTCATAGCGGCTGCGGCGGCGCCGAGGATCGCTGAGACGCCCGCGACGATCGCGGCGGCCTGGTCTGCGGTGAGGGGGGTGATGCCGAGCGACACGATGAGGCCGAGTACGGCGGACAGCGTGTTCAGGACGACGACCGGCTCTCTGCCGAAGATGCGCATGGAGATCTCGTTTCTGTGGGCGAGTCAGGCGGTCCAGTAGGGGCCGGCTGCGACGCGGTGGAGGAGGGTGACGGGCTTGCCGTCGGGGGTGATGGCTTGGGCCTGGAACCAGAGCTTCTTGCCTGCGGGGATCGGCTGGGCGTGGGTGAACTGGTGGCCTCCGCCGCCCCGCTTGTCGGTGACGAGGTAGTTGGAGGCGCCGGTGCCGTCGGGGTTGGTCAGGTAGAACACGCCCTGGATCTTCGTGTCGGGGCTGGTGGCCACGTCGAAGTAGAGGTGCACGGTGAGCGCTGCGGCGGTGACGGGGCCGGCGAGGAGGGCGCCCTCGTCCTTGAAGGCGAGCGGGAGCCACTTGCCGGACTCCATCTGGACGTCGAGGGCGTTGGCCTCGTTGAGGACGGTGGGCACGTCGGCCTCCGGGCTGGTGGACGGCACGGTGGGTGCGGGGGTGACGGGGGGCTGGGTGATGCCCTTGGCGGCGGCGAGGATGCTGTAGATGGGGAAGAGGCCCGGGTCGCCGTGGTCGTTCTCGGGGACGTGCTGGTGGCCGCAGTGTCCGGTGAACCGGTTCCAGTCGGTGCCGCTCATCCGGACGCCGTTGGCGCCGTAGCTGTCCGGGTAGGTCTTGAACTGGACGCCGGAGGTGAGCGGCACGCCGTGCTGCTCGTGTGCCCAGCGCGCGAAGGCGGCCAGGTCGCGGATCGCCCAGTCGGGCAGCTCGGGCGTGTACAGGTGGGGGATGCCGGAGCGCAGCCACTTGGCGTGCGTGGACGGGTCGCAGGTGCCGACGATCTCGACCTGGCAGACGTTCAGGGTGTTGGTCTCGACGCCGCCGGAGAGGTTGCGCAGGGCGCGGCTGGAGACGTCGAAGTCGAAGTGCTGGTACCAGACGAGGCGCTTGGCCTTGTAGTCGGGCACTGCGGTGAGGGTGGGCGCCATGGCCCCGCCGTCGTAGCTGGGCAGGGACGTTCCTTCGGTGGTGTGCCAGACGATGACGTTGACCTCCATCGCCGAGCCCGGGTACTTCGACCCGTACCAGTAGGCGGTGGAGGCGCCGGGGTAGCGCTGGGGGCCCGTCTTGGCCATGAGCCCTCCTCGGGGCATGAAGAAAGCCCCGGTCTGGGGCGCGGGTTCGGGGTAGGTCAGAGCCTGAGGAAGCCGAGGACCCACAGGTTGCCGGTGCTGGCGGTGACGGCAGCCGGGTCCGCCGGGGCCGTTCCGGCGCCGGTGTAGAGGTAGATGTTCGAGTGGTCGTAGCCGACCGAGGCGCCGGCGCGCAGGCCGGTCTTGGCGTAGGTCTCGTCGACGGTGACGGTCAGGGACGACACCCGCAGCGCGCCGACCGGGTGCTGGAGTTCGAGGTGGTCGGCGTATTGGACGACGCCGGTGCAGCCGGACGGCACGTGTCCGCTGTCGCTGATGATGCTCCAGCCGGAGCCGGTGTTGCGGAGCGCGCAGGAGATGAGCGCGAGCCGGGCGCCGGATTCGGTGACCAGCACGTCGGATGCCGCGGCCGTCTTCGCCGCCGGTGCGACGGCGGTGCCGGAGGCCGGCACGAGGAGTGCGAGTGCGGCGAGGGCGATCAGGGGCCAACGGCTTCCCACTGCACGGGGATGTTCGACCATGTGTCCTCTGGGTTTGTGGTGTCCCCTGCGAACAGGAACAGCGTGAAGCCGGCGGTGGTGATGTCGACGGCGCGGGCGCCCCAGCGGGCGGTGGGCCCCAACTGGCTGGCGATGTTCACGGTGACGCGCGGCGCCGCCGAGAACGGGACCGGGAAGGTGACCGTGGTCGTGTAGAGCGCGAGGTTGGTGAAGCTCACGTTGAGCTGCCCGGACTGGATGGGCGGGGCGACGGCGCGCCACGTGGTGCCGTCGTAGCGGTAGATGAGGTTGGTGTCGTCGAGGGTGGTGAGCATGCCCTCGACGGGTGCGGAGGGCCCGGTGAGTGCGGCGGTGCGGGCGGTGGCGTTGGCGAACCGCATCACCGAGTGCTGCACGAGCGCGTTGATGATCGCTTTGAAGGTTTCGATGTTCGGCGGGTCGCTGAGCGCGGGGAGGGTGACGCCCTGCCCGTAGTCGTCCGTGGCCACAGGCGGTCCTCCTAGGTGGTGGCGGCAAGGAACGAGCAGCTGATCGAGATGTAGCCGACGGCGCCGGCGGGGAGAGCGGCGAAGCGGACGACGCCGGTCTCGACGATCTCCAGCTGGCGGACGGCGTTGCCGGTGTTGATCGTCGCGAAGACGAGGGTGGCGGTCGGCCGGTAGCCGGCCGGGAGCGTGAAGATGTTGGACACGCCGGACACGGAGACGCCGTTGGAGGCGATGAGGCCCTCGATGACGACCATGCCGTCGGCGAGCTTCTTGTAGCGGGCGCCCTGGTAGTTGCCGCCGCCCGGGTAGCTGATCCACGGCGAGGTGAGCGTGGGCGTGACCCAGGCGTCACCAGCCGAGGGCACCATGCGTCCGGCGGCCCGCCAGTTCCCGGAGCCGTTCTGGGAGATGATGATGAGGTCGCCGACGGCGGGCGCCTGGTAGGTGGCCATGCGGCGGATGCTGGGGATGCCGCCCGCATCGACGGTGCCGTCCGTGTTGACGGCGGTGACAGTGGCCTGCTGCCAGTCGGAGCCGCGGACGGCCGGGGCGGAGGATCCCACCCGCTGGGCCTGCTGCCGTAGCGCCCACACGAGGTCTCGTCTGCTGCCGTGGCCGGAGGTCACGAGTCCTCCTTCGCAGCGATCGTCGTGATCGGGAAGTCGCCGTCCTGGCTGAGCGGCACGGAGAAGCTCGCGACCTGCTGGAGTTCGCGGGAGCCGTCGGGGTGGATGATGCGCAGCACGTCGCCGGGCGCCAGGGCGGGGTTGGGCAGGCTGGAGATGTCGCCGGTGGCGTTCGGGGTGCGCGCCTGGGCGAGCTTCAGCGTGGCCGCGTTGGTGCAGGCCGCGGTCGTGATGAGCGTCGACGAGCTGTAGAACAGCGGCCGCCGCCCGAACGGGCCCGACCAGTAGGTGGGCGAGGAGGGGTCGTTGTCGACGACGAGCGCCGAGACGGGGGCCACGTTGTCGCTGGTGTTCTCGCCGCGCGCCAGCACTCCGTTGTAGACGCGGTCGGCGGTCATGCCGCGGGACGCGCGGATGTAGGCGCCGCCCTCCCCCGCCTCGATGTCCCACGCGGGTGTCGCGGTGGAGAGGTCCGGCAGTACCGAGATGACGACCAGCCCGTCGGCGTTGAAGAACACGTCGGCGCCGGCCGCGGCGGCGATCTCCTGGCAGGCGGCCCACGGGTCGGCCTCGATGTCGAAGGTGCGGCGGCCGATCGCGGTGTCGGTGACGCCGGAGAGGCTGACCTGCGTGTCGGGCAGGGACCGCTGCACGATCGCGGTGATGGCGCTGAGCACGCTGCCGGTCGCGCTGTAGGGGGCGGTGAACTTGTCGTCCGCGATGACCGCGGACAGGTCTTTGCCGGCGAGGGTGACGGGGCCGTCGTTGACGTCGCCGCTGACCTCGTCGAGCCGGAACAGGCCGAGCGGCACCAGCTCATCGGTGCCGTCGCCGTAGTCGACGCCGCGGCTGATGCGCAGGCGGGCGCCGTAGGTGGCGAGCTGGTCGGTGGGGGTGCGCGGGATGAGCTTCGGGTCGGCGACGGTGACGGTGCAGGTGCGGCGGATGGCCTGCGACCGGTCGACCGTCACCGACCCGCCGGTGTGCTCGAGGGTGATGACGCGGCCGTCGGTGGTGAACAGCTGCACCAGCGTGGCCACCTGGTGGGACTCGGTGATGCGCTTGAGGAACCGGTCCGAGACGGCGTACACAGCCACCCCCTACTTGGGCCGGTTGAGGTAGACGCCTTCCCAGGTGGCGTACTTGGCCTGGACGTCCGCCCAGGTGGCGTTCTCCGCTGCGATGTCCTGCCACGTGCGGCCCGCCGCACCGTTCACGCCGGTCGTGACCGGCATGTCCGCCTCGATGACCGGCAGCGTCCACACCCGCCACGGGTCGTCCGCCGCGGCCTCCGTGCGGGCCTCGGTGACCTGGCCGACGGTGACGTACATGTCGGCGACGCCCATGCCGGGGGCGGCCTGCCACAGCAGCACGTTCCCCGAGTCGAGCAGGGTGTGCAGCGCCTGGCGTTCCTCGTCCGAGCGGGTGAAGAGCGCGAGGTCCCCTTCGAGGCCCTGGCGGGCGCCGGAGAGGACGACCTTGTTGCGGCGGCCCCGGACCACGTAGGCGGACTGCTCGATGGGCCGCTGCCAGTCCGGCGCCCGCTGCATCATCAGCAGCACGTTCCGGCTCGGGTAGCCGGGGTCCTTCAGCCAGGCCAGGTTCGTGTCGGCGAGGTCGAGGGTGACCGTCGACGACGTGCGGGTGGACGCCAGCGTGGTCGCCGACGACCACAGCATGATCTGGTAGTAGACCGGCACCCCGAACGGCGCCTCGTGGTCCTCGACGACGAGGATGTCCGTGTCGATGGCCGTCTTGTCGAGGAGTCCGCCCGGGCCGCGCACCAGGGTCTGGGTGCCGTCCGCGGTGACCCGGTACACGGTCACCAGCTGGCCGACCGTCAGTTCCCGCAGGGTGAGGGTGACGTAGCCGTCGGCGTCGTGGTCGGTGACGGCCGTCTGCGGCAGCACCTGCCACAGGCCGACCGCGTCCATCCAGAAGCTCGACGAGGCGGCCGACGCTGCGGCGACCACCTCGAGCGCGGCCTTCGCCGCGTTGGCCGGGGCCACCGCGTCGGTCTGCATGGCACCCCACGACGCGCCGGACACCGAGTAGGCCGTGCCCGTGGACACGCCCAAGTCGACGTTAGAGGCGTCGTACCAGCGCACCCGCACGGTGAGCGAGGTGTAGGAGCCAGCGTTGAGCTTGGCGATGATCATGCCACGCCAGTTCTGGCCGCCGGCCCCCGCGGGCAGCGCGGTGATCGCCGAGCGCAGCGTCGACGAGGTCGCCGTCGACGACGAGACGGCGAGGCTGTAGTTGCCGACGTAGGCGGCCGTGCCCCACGGCGTGGACCGCGCGGCGGTCGCCACACCGGAGGTGACCGTCCAGCCGCCCGTGCCCTGCTCGAAGCTGCTGTTGGCGTAGGGGAAGACGGTCCCGGTGATCAGCTTGGGTGCGGCCGTCACCACCGCGGTCTCGACGCGCAGCACCTGCCCGGCGGTCGCCGAGTCCACGCCCACGGCGAGACTGCACGAGGCCGCGGCCGCGGGCGCGAAGTCGGAGACGTACTGGCGGTAGAAGCCGGTGCCGGGCGCCGCGAGGGTGGAGCGGGTGGCCTGGATCTGGCTGCCGCCCGAGTCGTAGAACCGCAGCTCCACCCAGGCCACGGACCCGGAGGTGGGCGGGCTGAGGTAGATGTAGCCCAGGTACTCGGCGCCCGCGGTCACCGTGGGCCGGTCCACCATCCGCATGGCCATGTTGCCGGCCCCGGTGGCGGTGGCCGTCATCACCTGCCCGCCCGCCCAGTACCAGGTCGCCGACCAGGACACGGCGGGCGCGATGCGGCCCACCGTGCAGTTGGTCTCCGCAGTCCACGCCGAGGCGTCCACCTCGCCGCTCTCGGCGTTGAAGCCGAACGCGTTGCCGGTCGTGCGGATCGGCAGGCCGAGGTAGACGTTCTCGAAGTAGTGGACGACGCCGGCGGCGGCGGGCGTCATCGCCGACAGGACGACCTGCGCCTGCGTGGCGCCCGCCGGGGCTGTGCCCGCCACCGCGATCCGGTGCCACGTCGACAACACCGAGCTCGTCGTCAGCGACCACGTGATGCTGACCTCGCTGCCGGTCGACGACAACCAGCGGATCCCGATGCGCTCCGCCACGGTCACCGCGGAGGCGTCCGCGAACGCCTCGTACAGCGTGCCCGCGGTGACCGGGTAGGAGGAGACGGTGCGGGCCTGCATCTCGCCCGATGCTTTCGACGTGAGCATCAGGCAGCCGTCGCCGTTCCGGCCGCCCGTGCCCAGCGACAGTGTCGCGTTGAGCTTCGCCGTCCAGCCGCTGGTGTTCGGGTCGACCGACTCCGTCGTCGCGCTGAGGAAGTTCCCCGGGATCGCCAAGGCTCCTCCTCTCAGCTCGACTGGATGACGTGCACCAGCGCCTGGTCGTGGTCCTGGATCCGCACGTCGATGAAGTCGCCCAGTGCACCCTCCTTGGCGTGCAACTCGACGACGACGGGGGTCTTCTGGCTGCCGGGCGCCAACGCGTTCCACTGGGACCCGGTGAGAACCGGTTCTGGGTGGCCTGTGCCGTTGAAGGCCAAGGTGAACCCGGGCTGCAGGTAGCCGCCGCTGTCGTAGCTGCCCGGCTTGAAGCCGTACCAGCTGGTGAACAGGGGGTCCTTGTAGCTGCGGGCCCGGCTGCCGACGACAACGCCGTCCCCGCCCCTCGACTCCACATTGGTGCCGCCCAGGGTGCCGGCCGTGTGGCCGACGCCCGCGTTGGTGATGCCGATGCGGAAGGGGCTGTTGCCGTGGTAGACCCAGCCGGGCGGCGCGGTCTTCCCGGAGAACGCCATCGTCGCCCAGCGCCGGTGGGGCTTCTCGCCCCGCAGCACAGACTCGATGGCGCTCATGAAGCCACTGCAGTCCCAGCTGGGGTTGCCGTTGCCGCCCCACTGGTAGGGCAGGCCGTTCTGGGTCTTCGCCCAGCGCAGCGCGGCCTGGATCTTCGGGCCGCCGAGCCCGCCGCCGCCCTTGTCGTCGGCCTTCTTGCTGTAGCCGACCAGGGTGTTGACGATGCGGTCCGGGATGCGGCGCAGCATCTTCCCGAAGCCGGTGTCCATGCCGGGGAAGTTCTTCAGCAGCGGCTCGACGGCGTGCCTGATGCCGGCCCGGGCGGACGACTCCAGGGTGTCCCCCAGCCACGACGCGCCCTTCTTGATGTCGTTCCACGCCTCGGACCCGGCGCCCTCGAGTGCCGAGCCCGCCTTGCCGATCCAGCCGAAAATTCCTCCGTCGGCGTAGCGCTGCACGACGCCGCCACTCGCGTACCGCAGTGAGCGGTCGGTGGGCGTGTGCGGGTTGCCGCCCAGCAGCGGCGCCAGCGCGGCCTTTACGCCCTGGGCACCGCGCGACTTGGCCAGCTGGTTCATGGTGCCGACGAAGCCGGAGCCGACCGCGCGGGTCCACTCCGGCCGCATGATCGCCTCGCCGCCGGACAGCTCGAGCGCCCCGCCGGTGGGCGACACGAACTGATGCACGTCCCGGCCCGGGGTGTAGCCGGGCAGGACGCCGCCGGACGCGAAGCCCTTGGGGTGGAACTCAGCGAGCTTCGGGGCGCCGAACGCCGACGCGATCTTGTTCCAGACGCCGACGATCCCGGCGTTGTAGACGGTGTCGATCACGAAGGAGACCGGCTTCTTGGCGATGCCCTCCAGCTTCGACCACTGCTTGCCGATGTTGTCCCTGGCTGTGGAGAACGCGTCCGCGACCTTGCCGACAGCCGAGCGCAGCGTGTCGAGAACCGGCTTGATGCCCTTCTCCCACGTCGTGGTGATGACCGCCTTGATCGCGTTCCACACCGGCCGGATCACGTTGTCGCGGAGCCAGGTGAACGCGGGGCCGAAGATGTTCCGGAGGTAGTTGACGATGTCCGGCAGGATGCTGTGCCCGATCAGCACGTCGTAGAACCAGCGGAACACCTTGACGATCCCGCCGATGATCGTGGTGAAGACGCCACCGAGCCACTTCACGATCGGGCCGAGCTTGCCCGCGATCCATCCGAACAGGCTGGACACCCATCCGATCACTGTCGCCAGGGCCCCTGCCAGGCCGCCGACAAGGAACCCGGTCAGCCGGATCAGCGGAGGCAGCAGTACCGACAGCACCCCCAGGGCCAGGTCGAGAACCAAACCGATGAGCTGGGCCAGCGGCGGGAGCAGAGGCAGCACAGCCAGCGTCAGTCGCACGCTGGCCTGTACGAGCTTCAGCACCGACGGCAGCAGCTGCATGAGCACGCCTGCCGCCATCTTCAGCAGGACGCCCTGAACCTGACCGAACACAGGCAGCATGGGCGCAACGGCGTCGACCAGCGCCAGCAGGGCATCCGCCAGCGGAGGCAGCACCTGCGCGAGCGTCGAAGCGAACAGCCCCGCCAGGTCGCCGACAAGGGGCGCCAGGTTCATCAGGATCGGGGCGAGCTGTCGGGCCAGGGACGACCACACGGTGCTCAGCGGGCCGAGCAGCCTGAGCAGTGCGTCCCCGATGGTCTGGAACGCGTCGCTGAGGATGGGCAGGATCGGGGTCAGTGCACCCAGGACGGTGTTGATGAGCTGCATGCCGACCGGGATCAGTGGCCGCAGGGCGCGCATCAACGACTGCAGTGCCGTGGTGAAGAGGTCAGCGACGAGCGAGGCGACCTGTCCGATCAGCGCGACGAGCGGCTGCAGGAACGGCTCCAGCGCCTGGAAGACGCTGGCGATGATCTGCCCGACGGTCACCAGTGCCGGGGTGATGGCCTGGATGATGCGGGTGAGCGGGCCGACAAGTACGCCCACCAGCCCAGTGATCACGTTGACGACTGGAGTGAGAGCGGGCGCCAGAGCGGTGACGATCCCGGCAATCAGGTCGGCGATGGGCTGTAGCAGCGGGATGACCGCCTGGACGATCTGCACGATCGCCGTGCCGACGGTGACCAGCACCGGGGCGAGCGCCTGCACGATCGGCATGAGCGAAGCACCGAGCGCGGTGACGAGCTGCTGGAGCACCGGCCCGAGCGCCACAGCCAGACCGGCCAGCGGCTTGGCGATCGCCGCCACCAGGGGCACCACTGCCTGCACGATGCCGCCGATGACCGGAACGATCGCACTGACGATCTGCGCCACTGACGTGAACAGGTTGCGCAGCTGCGCCTGCATCTGCGGCGCAGCGAGGATGCGCTCAATCTCCCCGAAGACGGTTCCGAGCACGCCGACGATCTGGCCGCCCGCGTCGGAGGCGGCCTTGAAGATCTGTGAGACGACACCCAGGACGTTGCCGATCAGGGTGCCGAAGCTGGACAGGATTCCGAACGCGGTATCGATGGCCTGCTGCAGGCCGCCCGAGGTGAAGCTGCTCGCGATGCCGTCGGTGAACCTCGTGATGGCGCCGGCGAACTGGGTGAGCAGTTGGTTGAACGCGGGCTGGGCGGCGACGGTGAGCTGGCCGAACGCGGTGAGGATCTGCTTGGGGGTGTCCTTGAAGACGGCCAGATTGGCGTTCGCCCCGGAGAGAACCTTGTCGAGGATCCCGGACCGGGTCATCTCCTGGACGCCGGCCGCGGCGCTCTTCGCGATGGCGTTCCAGATGCCTGCGGTTTCGGTGAGGCGCTGCTTCAGTATGGGGAACGTGCTGGCTGCGAGGCGGACGACGGTGGAGTCCAGGCCCTGGAAGAGCCGGTTCTGCACGGGCAGGCGCAGTCCGTCCCAGGCGGGCTGAAGGCCACGCACGGCGTTGACGAACGAGCGGGCGTTCGGCGCCAGCTTCGCCATCGCTTCATCCAGCTTCGACGTCTGTGCCGCAGCAGCAGCCTGGGCGTCCGCCACTGCGGCGGCCGCCTCGGCAACGGCCCGCTGGGCGTCTTCGATCTGCTGCTGGCCGTCGACGCGCGCCTTGTCCACGTTGGCCTGCGCCTCGGCGACCGCCCGCTCCTTGTCGGCCACGTTCCGGTTCGCCTCGGCGATCTTCCGCTTGGCCTCGGCGACCTGGTCCGAGCCTTCGATGCCGGCCTTGTTGGCCTTCGCGGTGTCAGCGGCGAGCCGCTTCGTCTCGGTGCGCTGCTCCTGCAGGTTGAGCGTGGCCCGGTCGTAGGCGAGCTGCAGCTTGGCCAGCTCATCCGGAGTCGTGCCCGGCTTCGCGCGCGCCGCCGCCAGTTCCTTCTGCGCTTCCGTCAGCCTCAGGGCCGCTTCGCGCTCGTCGAGCTGCGACTCCTTCAGCCGGGTGTTCATGTCCTGCAGTGCGCGGGCTGCTTCCTGGCGTGCGTCGTTGAGGTCGGCCTGCACGCGGCGCGCATCGCGCTGGGCGTCGGCCAGGTCGCGCTCGGCGTCCGCGACACCGCGCTGCGCCTCGCGCACGCGCTCGGCCGCGTCCACGCGTGCCTGCGCGAGCGCGCGCTGCGCGTTCGCCAGGCCGCGCTGGGCGTTCTCCACCGCGCGGGTCGCCGAGGCGGCGGCCTTCACGTCCGCGCTCTGGTCCGCGAACGCCGCCTTGAACGCGTCCCCCACGCCGGACAGGCCGATCTTCAGCGCGCCGGCCGCGACTCCAGCAGTGGCCAGGGCGGGAGCGAGAGCGGCCGCACCGGCCGCGGCCGACGCCAAGTTCGCGCCGATCGCCACACCGGCCAGCGCCCCCACGCCCTTGAGGCCGACGCTGAACGCCTTGGCGAAGGCGCCCGCCCCGGACCGCCCGGCGCTGGAGGCGCGGGCGTTGACGGAGCGGTCCCAGTCCCCTTCGAACTCGGGACGGATCGAGACATAGCCCCGACCGACGAGGACACCGCCAGCAGCCACCGCGCACCCCCGTCACTGGTTCGCGGCAGCCCTGCCGAACACGGCCGCCAACTGCTTTGCTCCGGAGCCGTGCCGGCCGCCGAAACGGATCACGTTGGACTTCTTCGCCTCGACACCCGGGCGCGGAATGGGGTCAGGAGGACGCAGGCGGCCCGTCTTCTTCGGGTCGCCGTGCAGCTTGATAGAGGCGAACGTGTTCTCGCGGATCGCGTCGACCGCGCTCGCCAGCAGCTGCCGCTCCAGCGTCCAGGCGGCCTCTTCCGGTGTCGTCCTGTTCACCGCTCTGGCTGTGGCCGAGTCGGGCGGCAGGTGCCGCAGGAAGACGCGCAGCTCGCGCCACGACATCTCCCCGCGGTACAGCTCCTTGATCGACCGGCCGGGCCAGTAGTGCGCGATGTCCCACTCGACGGCCTCGCCGTACTCCCTCAGGAAGCGAGCGAGGCCGGGGATTCCCCCGGCTCGAGGCCGTTGCGCTTCTGCCAGTCCTGCGCGATGACCTCCAGATCGCCGAGGGTGTAGCCGGCGGCCACCATCTCGTTGACCTTCTCGCGGCCCAGGGCCTCAACCATGACGCCGTAGCCGTTCTCCAGGGAGCCGATGCGCTCCTGCAGGTCCATCGGCAGACCTTTGATGGGCGGCATGGTGAACTGGACGCCGAACAGCTCGTAGGGCGTCGGCTTCGGCAGGGCGTCGCGGGCCTGCTTGGCGAGCGCGTCCAGGGAGACGACTTCCGTGCCGGTGGTCTTGCTGGTCATGCGATTCTCCTGCGGGTGTAGCGGGTTGATCCCGGCAGGCGCGACCCGCTAGGCACGCCTGCCGGGAGTTGAGGGGTTACGCCGCGGCCCACGCCGGGTCGTTGGACAGCCACACCGCGATCTCCGGAGCCGTGTCCGCGTAGGCCGACACCGTCATCGGCAGCTGCACAGCGCCCGAACGGGCCAGGGTGATGGAGTCGCGGTTGGTGACCTCGCCTCGCGCGATGACCAGGCGGTTCTTGATGTCGCCGTCGACCCACTCCAGGCCGATCGCCCGCTCGTCGGGAGACGGCGCGGCCGGGATGGACAGCTTGTGCACGCCGACGGAGACGTCGGTCATGGTCGCGCTGGGGAAGTAGAGCGTCACCGTGCTGGTCTTGAGCTCGATGCAGGTGAAGCCGAGCGTCATGTCGACACCGGTGAGGATCTTCCGCACCGGCGACAGGGACTGCCAGGCGTTCACGTCCTCGGTGTCGGTGGAGTAGGTCATCTCCACGCCGTCGTCGGACAGGTAGCCGAGGTCCACCCAGCCAGAGCCCCACGCCGTGTCCAGGTCGGTGGGGGCGGTCGTGCCCTTCGGGGCGATGTACACGGAGCCGTTGAGGCCCACTCGCACGTTGTCGGCGTCGTTCGCCACGGGATGCCTCCAGGCATAGCGAGGACCCGCACGGCCAGACGCCGACGGGTGAAATGGTCAGGTAGGGCGCGGGTTGGGTGGAGCTATGCGGGGCGGACCACCATGCTCATCACGAGCACGTACCGCGGAATCGGATCGGTCTCGGCGGACGCCTGGTAGGGCAGCCAGATCAGGCTTGTCTCGTCCACCCCGTAGATGCGGGCGGTCCCCTGGACGGTGCCCTGAGCGGCGATCAGTTCGGCCGAGCAGCGGGCCGCCAAGTCGCGGGCCTGCTTCTTCGTCGAGCCGAGGATGTCGATGTCGATGGTGCGGTCAGCGGTCACGGCCTTCAGCCGCGATCCGCCGCCGCCCAGGGTCACCGACACCACCCCGGCGGACAGCTTCGCCGCGAGATTCGCAGGCCACTCGGTGCCGACGCTCGTGCCGGACGGCAGGACCGTCTTGAGGTAGGCGACGACGACCTGCTCGACGTCCGGCATCACCGCCGCCGGCAGGCCCCCGCTCACCGCTTCTTCCGGCCCGTCTCGGGCTCAGGCTGGGCGGGCTCCCCCGCGGTCTTGGCCGGGGCCTGCTCTTCCTGCGCCGTCTCTTCGGCCGGCTCAGCGACGAGGCCGTCCCGGCGTAGCGCCTTCGCGGTGACCTCGTCGACGTCGACCTCCTCGCCGGGGGCCTTGTCCCCGTACCAGGAGGCGAGCTTGATACGCATCAGGCACTCCTCAGTGCGTCCAGGGCACGCCCCAGCGGACGGGCCTTCGGAGACCAGCCCGACTGTGGGCGGTCGCGTGTCGTGGCCGGACGGCCCGTACCGAACTCCACCTGCAGCGTCCAGTCCGCGGTCGCGCCGAACTCGGCGCGCCAGCCGTTCGGCTGCATGGACGCCGCCGAATAGACGCTGGCCGCGTACTCGCCGTGCCGCTGAACCACCGGATCGTAGGTGGGGCCGGTGTACTTCGGTGCGATCGCCCGCGTCACGTCGGCGCCACGGTCCGCAACGTCCTTCAGGGCGTCCCGCATCTGCGGCTGCCGGGCCAGCTCCCGATACATGTTCGGATTGGGGACGAAACGGAACGAGGCGCTGGCCATCAGGCCACCTCCCTCAGATCCGCCTCCACGTGGTGGACTCCGCCGCCAGGGGCGGGCCAGCGGGCCACCTTGCCGATGACCTGCATCGTCGTCCCCCACGCCTCCACACGGTCGGTCTCTCGCAGATCCAGGTCCATGCCGCGCGGCGTGTACAGCCGCCAGCCGGTGACGGTGACCTGCTTGTCGTCGGTGTCCTCCGTCGACCCGCCGGCCGGCTGCACGTTCACGCCGGACACCGGGATGCGGGTGGCCCCGGCGCCCCAGACCTCGCGCTCGTTGCCGTACTCGTCGGCGGCCGTGCCGGGCCGGACGATGACGATGCTCTGCAGGTACAGCATCAGCGGCTCCGCACCTGGATGCTGCCGGCCGTGCGCCGGTAGCGGTCCAGCACCTTCTGCTCGGTGCGCGACAGCAGCACACCGAGCGCCTCTCCGGTCGTGGGGATCAGGTAGGTGACGGACTCGCCGCCCACCGCCTCCGAGCGGATGCCGGACGGGTTGACGATCACCCGGTTCGCGGCCTGCACCACGATCGCCTGAATGTCACCCGGGACCGGGTCGTATCCATGCGTGTACGTGACCGTCACCTGCGGCGGCCGGTGCGCGGCCGGTGGCTGGCCCCACGTCCACGCCCGTACCAGGAGCTCCGGCCCGTCCAGCCACCAGTCGGTCATCTCGGTGCCGTCCACCAGAACCGTGTCGACGTCGACGACAGGCCGCTGAGGGAGCGTCACCACACCGCCGCAGCGGTGCAGCAGCGGATCCGCGCGACGCATGGGGAACACGTCCGTGGTCGTAGCCCGGGTGATGTCCTGGCGGACGTAGGCGCGGACCACGCTGGACGCCTGGTCCAGCAGGGCCTGAGCCTGCATCTCCTGCTGCGGCGTGAACGTGCGGCCGAGCAGAGTGGCGAGGTCGGCCACCGTCGCCAGCGAAGGAAGCACAGCCACGGCGGCCTCCCTTCGTCAGCGCTGCCGGTCGGCGTCGTCCAGCTGCTGGCGGACCTCGCGGGCGTGATCCGGGTCGGTCTCCGGGGTCGGCTTCCCGGCGACCACGCCGGCGACGGTGTAGTGCTCCTTCGGCGTCGGGTCCACGGGCACACCCAGGTAGCCCTTGTCCTCGGCCTCGTCGAAGACCTTCTGCACTTCCTGCTGCGCCCCGTCCTTCGGGGCGCTCTTGCGCTCGGTCATGGTTCAGTCCCTTCTCAGCGCCTGGAGACGGTGATGCGGACGAGGCCGCCCGGGTCGGCGAGACCCGTGCCGACGGCGATGGACCGCCACTGCAGGGTGTCGCCGGCGGTCAGGTCCAGGTTCGCGGCGGTACCCGACAGGGTGACGGTCTTCTCGTCGTTCGCGGCCGCGTTCACGCCGCTGGTCAGGGCCAGCGAGGCCACAGTGGTGGTGCCGGAGCCGGTCTGCCCCTTGCTGACCAGACTGACCGTGCGGCTGTTGGTGTCGGCGCCGGTGACAGCGGTCTCCGGCACGTACTCGACCTTGGTGACGGTGCAGTCGAACGGGGCCTGCCCGACGACCGTGTCATCCGAGGCGGCGGTGGCCACGGCCGGCACGTCGGCCTCGATGATGCGCACGTAGGGTGCGGTGGTCATGACGCTGTCCTCTCCGGATCAGTACTTCAGGACGGCGGCCGGGTAGCGGTTGGCCTCGGTCGCCTGCTCGTTGTTGATCGGGTTGGACACCTGCCAGCCGACGCGGAACGTGAGACGGACCGCGGTCATGTCCTGCTGGGCCAGGTTGAACATGATCGCGCCGGTGTTGTCCTGGATGACGGCCTGGTCGAGGATCTTCATGGTGATGTCCTGGCGGACACCCACCACGAACTGCGAGAAGTCGCCGCCGAACAGGCGGGTGTTCGTGCCGGCGCCGCCGCCGGAGGGGAACAGGCCGCGCATGGCGTAGGCGACCGGGAAGCCGTCGATGGTGGCCAGGTCGCCGCTGGTGCGGGCCTCGTCGAGCTTGCGGCCCTGAGTGTCGCGCGCCTTGCGCAGCTTGGACTTGGCGCCGGTCGAGGCGACCCAGCCGTTGAGCTCATAGCCGTCGGCTTCGAGCTTCTCGTAGACGTTGTCCAGGTCGCCGAAGAAGCCGCCCTGGGCGGCGGTGGCGCCCTCGGTGACGCTGTTGCCGGCGGCCGTCGCCGCGGTGGTGATGTCGGACGGCCAGGACGACGGCGCGTTGGTGCCGAAGAACACGGCGGCGTCCAGGGCTCGGCCGAACGCCTCGGTCAGCAGCGGCATCGCCTCGTCCCAGATGTTGGCGTCCACGTCCGCCAGCACGTTGTCCGGGACCGGCATGATCGTGGCGATCTCCTCGATGTTGAGGAACTTGTTCGCCCAGGCGATCTCCGTGGTCTGCTTCAGACCGGTGTCACCGCCGACGAAGTACGCCACCGGCAGCGCCGACAGGACCGGGAAGCGGACCTGGGCCCGGCCGACCGGCACGCGGCGGAACAGCGACAAGACGGCCGACTGCTCGGTCGCCTTGCCGAGCATCTCGTTGGAGACCTCTTCCGGGATGAGCGCCGAAGCGTCCGTCCTCGAGGTCACGTTGTTGTAGGCCATGGTCCGGCCCTCCTCCTCGGATTACCGGCCGGACCTCGCCGTGCCGGGGATCAATCAGCCCAGGCCCGCCTTCGCGCGGATCAGGGCGTTCATGTCGGTCGGGGCGGGGGCGGGCTTGCGCACGCCCCCGTCATAGCTGGGGGTGTTGCGGATCTTGAGGACCTCCAGGAGGCTGTCGGCGTCGGCCTCCATCTCCGCCTCCGTGCCGCCCTGCAGGCGGGGCACGAGCTCCGGCGGCAGCTTCTTCTTCGCCGCCACCCGGTAGCGCATGAGCTCCTGCTTGGCGGTCGCCGCCTCGCTTTCCGCCGCCGCCTTCGCGTCGGCGAGCTTCTGCGCCTCGGTCTTGTCGCGGTCCTCGAACTCCTGCAGGCGCTTCTGCAGTTCGCTCACCGTCTGCTGGTGCGTCGCCAGCGCCTTCTCGGCCTTCTCGCGCAGCTTGCGCTCCGCCGTCAGGGCCTTCTTGCCGCCTTCGCCCAGCGGCTCGTCGACGTGCCCGTCCGCTCCCGTGTCCGTCGCGGACGCGGTCTCCTCGGTCACGTCTGTGGTGTTCTCGTCAGCCATCGCGGCCGACTCCTTCCGATAGCCCCGCCCTCGCGGCGGGGACACTCAAGGCCGGCTAGACGATGTAGCCGTAGCGGCGCAGCAGCCGCAGCTCCTCAGCGCGGTCGTCCGCGATCCGGAAAATCTCCTCGGGCATGAGGCGGGGTGTTGTCACCCGCGAGTACCGCTCGCCCGGGAAGCGGGCCGCCTCGCCGCCCGCGCGCCGCATCCGCCTGCCGTACAGGCCGCGCACGGTCGCACCCTCGGTCGTGGTCTGCAGCTCCCGGCCTGCCATATGGGCCGTGCTCATGCCGCGGCGGGCGTTGACGACCTGCCCCACATCTGCGCCGTCACTGATCGCGCGCGCGCCCGCGACCGTGAACACCCGCTGCTGCTCCGTCGCCGGCATCCGCTCGAAGAGCTGCTGCGGTGTTGCCACGCCCGGCCACTCGTGTTCTCGAAGAGGCAGGGTCTGGCAGTCGCAGTTCGGGTGCCGCAGGAATCCCTCGCTGCGGCTGTACATCTGCCCTGACAGGATGATGCAGCGCGCGCACGCGGGCAGTTGCACTACCCGCACGTAGGCCACGCAGCTGGGGCTTGTCGCCATCGCCACCTGATCCGCCGCCCGGGCCGTATCTGCCACCGCGGTCGAGGCGTAGCGGGCCATGTCCGCCAGCCCGCCCAGCATGGCCTCCTCCGGAGGCATCCCGGCAGCCAGACGGCGCCGCACGCCGATCGCGGGCAGGAACAGCAGCGTCTCCAGCGGACCGCCGTCCGGAGCGATCCCGGCGAACGCGGCCGCCACCAGCGTCGCCTCCGCGACTGCAGACCCGCCCTGGGCCGCCATTTGTGCGGCGATGTAGGCCTGCGCTGCGTCCGCCACCGTCAGTTGCCCCTGGGCGACCGCGGCCACTATCGCTGCGCCGGTATCTCCTTGCAGGTCATCCTCGATGGAGGCGGCTGACATGCCCCTCCACAGTCCCTGGATCCGCTCGACCACCGCGCGGACGACCGAAGTCACGTGCCGGTAGCGGGTGCGCCCCAGCTCAGTCGGCGTTGCCATCGGCCGCCGCCGCATCGGTCAGTGCCGTGTCCGGCTTCGGCCCGAACAAGCTCGCCGGGTCGCCGCCGAGGATCCGTGAGGCCTGCCGGTCGGCCTGCTCGCGCCACTGTGCGATCTCCGTCTGGGAGGCACCCCAGCGCTCCCACAGCGCCTCCCGCGGCACCCCGAGCGTGCTCATCTTCACCAGGGCGTCGACCAACTCGCCCTCCGTCCTGAACTCGGGGTTGTGCCAGATCACCTCAAGCGATGCCAGGTCGCGGTCGTCGCCCGCAGCCCGCAGGTACAGGCGGACGATCTCCTCCAGGCCCTCGCCGAGCGGACGCTGCCGCTGCCTGACCTTGGACACCAGGCCGGACTCGGTCGCCTTCAGCGTCTCGCCGTTGACGTTGCTGAGCTTGCCCAGCAGGTACTGGGCCGGAGTGCGGGTGCGCGCGGCCATATGCTGCACGTCCGACTCGATCGAATCCAGGTACGGCCGCAGGTCGGTCGCCTGGAACTCGCCGACCTTGACGTTCTCGTCCTGGATCACCCACAGCCGGTCGACCGCGGCCTTGAACGGCTCGATCGCCTGGCCGTTGTCGTCGACCGGCACCTCGTAGCCGGTCATCCACCGCTGCCGGAACGCGGAGAACTCCTGCGCCATCATCCGGTCGATGAGCGTCTTGTTGATGCGGTCCTGGATGTCGAGGACGTCCTCGATCTCCGAGTGCGCCTCACCTAGCAGGTCCGGCCGGTTCTGGATCTCGACCAGCGGGACCTCGCCCAGCGGGTTCGGCGCCGGCCACGGCTCGCCCTGCACTGCGCGCTGCACCCATCGCGGCTTCGACACACCCTGGGGCGGCTTCGGCGCCTGGAACTTGTACAGGCCGTCCGGCAGATACACCGTCGCCATCAGCTCGCCGGTCCAGTCGTCCAGCCACGTCTTCAGCCCAGCGGCCCGCTCCCGACGGCTACCTGGCTTGTAGGCGACGATCGCCTGCGTGGCGTCCTCCGCCGTGATGATCGGCGTTGCCGCATCGTCCGGGTTCGGGGCGACCAGCGCGAACGCGCGGCCGATCTTCACCGCCTCCGTAATGAGGAGGTCGGAGTCGGCGTCCATCGAGGACGCCTGCCAGATCCGCCACGCTTCGTCGTCGCCGACCTTCTCGTCGCCCAGCCGGAACCCGTCCACCTGGATGCGCTCCGCCGTGGCGTCGACGACCAGGCCCACATAGTTCGAGCGGGCCTGCTTCAGCAGCCGCTGGAACGCCGGCCGCGCCTTGTCCTGGATCATGGGCAACGGATGGTCGCCCGAGTAGTACTGCCGCATGCACTCCGCGTACTCGCGACGCTTGGCCAGCTCATCCCACAACCGGTCCAGCCACCACTCCGCGGAACCGATCCCAAGCTTCTGCGACAGGGCCACGAGCACCCCCTCGCATCAGAATCCGACCGCCACCCGGCTCTTCGCCTTCGGCCGCCGCAGGTATCCGTCCAGACCCATCACCGTCGCCGCGATCCCGTCGATGCGGGCCTGGCTCTTGCGCCGGTCCGGCTTCGTGGGCCGGTAGTTGTCGTTGCCGTCCGCGATCGTCTCCACGCAGCCGGCCATCCACCGCAGGATCGGATGCCCGCCGTGCCGGAACCTCTGCTCCAGCAGTAGCCGGTCCAGCTCCTTGCATGCGGGCGACAGCCCGAGGAACGTCTGGCTGATCGGCGTCACCTTCACGCCGCGCCGTGTCTCCCGGTCCACGTTCTGCACGAGCTGCCCGGCGAACATCCGGTCGTAGCCGATCCACTGCACGTCGAAGTGCTTGCAGTCCGCCAGCACTTGCTTCTCGATCGCGTCGTAGTCGATCGCATCGCCCTCGGTCAGCTTCAGGAAGCCCTCACGGGCCCACTGCGCCAGCGGCACCTGCAGATGCCGCTGCAGATCCTCGAGCCGCTCCGACGGCAGCCAGAACCTGGAGACCAGCTCGACCTCGACGCCAGGCTGCTTCGACTCCACCGCCAGCACCCAGGCGCTGAGGTCCGACACTGCGGACAGGTCCAGGCCGCCCCACGCCCGTCGGCCCCTCAGCGTCTCCGCGTCCACCATTCCCGCCACCCGGTCCCAGGACCGGACGTCGATCCAGCGGGTCGACGCCTTCTCGCGGATGTTCAGCGACAGCCGAAGGAACGTCGGAAAGTACGAGGGCGTAGCCTGCGCCTTGCCCGCCTCGCGCCGCAGATACGCCAGCGTCGGCGACGTGCCGAGGCCCGGGTTCGCGCGGCGCCAGGTCCGCTCGTCGAACGGGTCATCGGTCTCATCTGCGGCCCAGATCACGCCGTAGTGCGCCGGATCCTCCACGACGTGCTCGGCGACCTTGCGGGTGTAGCTGTGCTTCTCGTCGTAGATCGAGCCCTCTTGCGCGTCATCCGCGGTCGTGATGTACACGATCAGCGGCTGATCCCGCGCACCGGTGCCCGTCTCGATCGCGTCGATCAGGTCCCGGCTCTTGTGGACGTGGACCTCGTCGATCACCGCGCCCGAGACGTTCAGGCCGTGCGCCGTCTCCGCGATCCGCGACAAGGCCCGGAAGACCCCTCCCGTCCGCGGCACCCGGATCACCGAGGTGAGCACCTCGGCGCGGCCCTTCACCGCCTTCGACGTCTGCGCCATCCGCTTCGCGTCGTCGAACACCCGCTTGGCCTGCTCCAGCGAGCCGGCCGCCGCATACACCTCGGCACCCGTCTCGCGGTCCGCGAGCAGCAGCGTCAGGCCGATCCCCGAGGAGAGCGTGCTCTTGCCGTTCTTCCTGGGAATCTCGATCCAGCACGAGCGCACCACCCGCACCGGCCGGTCCAGCTCCGGGTCATGCCACAGCCAGCCGAACACCGGCAGAATCACCCACAGCTTCTGCCAGCCGGCCAGCCGCAGGAACGTGCCGCCCCACCGGCCCTTGGTGTGCTTGAACGACTCGATAGCCCGCAGCGCCCGCCGGGCGGCATCCACGTCGAACCAAGCACCCGCCTGCTCCGGCATCTGGAACGCCGACACCAGCGGCCGGGACAACAGAGCGTCGGCGATCTCCTCGTCCGGCATACCCAGCGCGTGCAAGGCCGCCCGGGGAACGGGCAGACCCTCCTCACGGTCCTGCGCGGAGAGCTGCTCAGTCGAAGGGGTCGTCTTCGTCGCCATCGTCGCCACCCTCCGGCGGCGTCAGCCGGCCACGCGCGGACGGTGACAGGCCCAGCTCGCCGATGTACCGGGCCAGTTGCTGCCGGTACTGGCCCACCACCGTCGTCGCGCCGTTCTTCTGCCAGCCCCGTTCGCCCCTCATCAGCAGCCCGTGCAGGGAGATTTCCCGCTCGCACTGGTCGATCCGGGCGACACAGATGCAGTAGTCGGTGACGGTCTGGGTGTCGACCTCGGCCAGGCCTGCCGTGAACTTGAGCACCGGGACCACGCGGCGCCACTCGCGGCGGGCGATCTCCCGGCAGCGCGCGTTGATCTCCCGCTGCCGGTCATCGCCGCGGACGGCCGGGAACGATTCGAGCCAGTTCGGCTCGGCCAGCTCCGATGGGGGGAGCTTGACGCCCTCGCGGACAGGCCGGCGGTTCGGGTTGCCCTCGCGGACGATCTGGAGAGGGGGCTTCGGCTTTCTCCCGGCGACTGCCACGAGACCACCCCCGACCCGTACCCGAATATCCGAATTGACCGTTCCGCGCAAATTCCTTGATCAGCGCCGCCACCCTTTTCCCTCCCCCGCGGTCCGGCCATGATTGTCTCGGGGGGTACACCCCACCTCGTACCGTTATGTCTGTTTTGCACGGCAGGTCCAATGTGTTCCCGCAGATCAGAGCCCTGATCACTCGCCCTTGGCCTTGCGAGTCCGCGCCGCCTTCTTGGCCATCCGCGACCGCTGCTCGTGCGTCTTGCCAGCGTTGGCGATCCGCGCAGCGCTGCGCTTGCCGAGTCGGCCCTTGAGCGCCTCGTACACCCTGCCTCGGCCTGCCACGATGCCTCGGATACGTCCACCCTGACCCTTCGGCACGGTCATCACCTCCGCTGTTCGGCTGCCCAGCCGCCGGGCTGGTGCTGTGCGGTCTGACTGCTGTGGCAGGGCTTGCACAGCCCGCGCCCGAACTGCGGATCGTCGGCGTCCAGGCCCTCACGCTCCAGCTGCTGCCTGGACTTGGGCCAGTGGTCCGCCTCGGTCGCTGGTGCACGTCGGCACAGGACACACACAGGCTGGGCATCCAGCACGCCACGGCGGAAGCGGCCCTCATGCCGCTTGCCGTAGCCCCGCTGCCGGGCACCACCTCTGGCCCTCACGTCGCGGCCATGCTTCGGGCACGGCTTCGTGTACTCACAGCCAGGGCGCGAGCAGGGAGGCGCGGGGCGGGACGGCATCGCCACCTCCTGCCAGGGAAGCAGGCCCCCTCAGGCAGGAACCCGGTACGCGAGGATGGGCATCAGACCCGGATGGCTTGGAGGGTGACCTCGGCGCTGGACACGTCGAAGTTGAGGGTGGTGCCGTAGTCGGTGGGCGGGAACGGGCCGAGCACCTGCGTCTCGCCGGCGGGGATGGACTCCTGCCTGGTGGGGCTGGTGAGTCCGTCGACGGTGCGCGCCGTCTGGAAGGTGATGGTGCGCGCCGTGCTGGCGCCGTTGGTGTTCTTGGCGATGAGGATGATGCGGCCGTCGTTGGCGATGGCGTTGCCGTTGGTGGCGTCTCCGGCGACGGCGGCGGGCAGTACGGCGCCCGCGCGGATGGCCTGGACGGCGTTGATCGTGGTGCGGGCCATGGGCTGCTCCTAGGTGACGGTGAGGATCCCGGCTCGGCGGACGATGTCCTCGGCTCCGGGCGGGTCGACGCGCACCCACACCTTGTAGTCGCCTGCGGTGAGGACGAGGTCGGCGCCGGGTCCGATGAGGATGCGGGCGGCCCCGTCGGCCCAGGCCGCGGTCTGCCACTCGTCCGCGGCCGGGTTGGCGCGGTGGGCGACGACGGCGATGTGGACGGGCGCGCCGGCCAGGTCGACACCGGCGGGGGCGGTGACGGGTACGTGCAGGTATTCGGTGCTGCTGGCGGGGATCACCATGGCGCACCCACCTCCCACGCGCTGGGCTGGAGCTCGCCGACGGTGTAGACCGCGCCGTGCGGGGCGCCGACGGTGATGTCGATGTCCGTGTCCGGGCCTGCTGCGGCGAGCGGGCGCGCGGTGGCCTGCTCGACGGCCGGGCCGAGGACAGCGGTCTTGGCGCCCACGAGGGGCCGTGCGGTCTCAACGGCAGCAGCCGAGCTGAGGCTTCGGCTCAGCGCCGCCGTGAGGGCCTGCGCGCTCTCCGCCTCGGCTGCCGGGGCGAGCAGCGCGGTCTTCGTCCCCGCGAGGCCCTGCGCGGTCGCGGTCTCCGTGGCGATGCCGAGGACGGCAATTTTGCTGCCGACCAGAGCCTGCGCGGCCTCAACGGCTCCCGCGGTTCCGAGCTGGAGCGCCTTCGCCCCGGTGAGGGGCTGAGCGGTCTCGGCGCTGGCCGCGAGGGTGAGCGTCGCACCGGCGGTGATGTCGGCGGCGGCGAAGTTGTCGTAGCGGACGGCGGCGGACGACTCGGAGCGGATGCCGACGCTCGTGCCGGTGGGGACGTCGGTGTTGGTGACGTTGACCCGTTCGACGCCGTTGACGAAGCCGCGGACGGTCGAGCCGACGGCCTGGACGCGCGCCACGTCGCCGGGGGCCGCAGCCGCCGTGTAGGAGCCGATGACGAGGAAGCTGCCGCCGACGACCGCGAAGAGGTCCCAGGTGGAGCCGTTGTTTCGCCACAGGTAGCCCTGGCTGATGTTGGCGTTGCCCCTGCACCACACGCCCTGGCTGACTGCGGCGGTGGAGACGATGGTGACCTGCGCGTAGTGGTCGCTGCTCGCCATGGCCGTGGCCGCGCGAAGGATGATCGTGCCGCCTGCGGAGCCCGGCGAAAGCTGCTGGGAGACGATCGACCAGTCGCCGGACACCTCCACCCAGCCGGCGCCGAGGTCGGTGGAGTCGGGGCGGTTGAAGTCGTCGGTAAAGCTCGCCACGACGCCCCCAGGCCGCTATGCCGCCGAGGTGCTGCGGTAGAAGTCGGAGATCGACAGGGTGAAGTTGCTGCCGTCGGGCGTCCAGGTCAGGTCGTGCTTGGTGAGGGGGATCAGGTCGGCGTCGGTGCCCGTGGTGGTGTCGGGGTCGTAGCAGATGACCACTGCGCCGACCGGGTTGCCGGTGGGCGCGGTCCAGGTGACGTCGGCTGCGTCGACGGCGACGCGGTCGTTGGTGTCGTCGACGGTGACCGTGACACCCGACAGGGTCTTGCGGCCGACGGTGGTCTGCTCGTTCGTCGTCCCGGCGACCACGTCGGCGAGGGTGTCCTTGTCGCGCAGCACCGCGTCCGACTCCAGCCCGCTGGCCTCCAGCGCGACGAGGACGAGGCCGTCGTTGGCGGCGGGCAGGGAGGCGTAGTAGGCGACCATGCCCAACGCCCGGTTGAAGACGATGTTCGCCATCGGGGCCTCCTCGGCGGCGGGTTGGTGGAGCCCCGCCGCCCGGACGGGGTCGACGGGCGGCGGGGAGCTCAGGCGGCGCGGGCGCCTTCGGGCAGCGGCGGTGCCTGTCCGGGCGCGAGCTGCTCTCGCGTGTACTCGTCGCGGGGGGCTTTGATCAGGTCGAACACGTAGTAGCGGGCCTGTCGGCCCGTGCCGGTCTTCCGGATGCGGCCCTCGGAGGCCCAGCGCCAGATAGTGCCCACGGGCACGCCCGCGTAATAGGCTGCATCGGCGGCGGTGACGTAGCCGGGAGGCATGCTGCACCTCCCCCAGGAACGCCGAAGGGCCACCGCGCGCGCGATGACCCTGGGGACACTTGTATCAGATTGAACGAAGTTTCCTTCGGTCCTGGTCGGGATGTCAAGTGGCTGGAGGTGCGGGCGAGTCGTCCGCTCAGCGGTCGAGGCGCCGCGTGACGACGGCGCCGCCAACGACGGCGATCACGATGTACACCGCCAGCCCGATCAACATGCGGCCGGTGCTCGGATCTCCGGGCAGCGCGATCAGGGCGAGAGCGATCACACCGAGGATGAGCGGGGCGAGAATCGTGTACAGCCAGTACAGGGAGTGGTAGCGCTCCATCGGGTGCTCCTTCAGTGCCGGTGGTTGGTCTTGGCGAAGAGCCCGGTCGTCTTGCTCTGCACGGTCCGCTGGTCGACGGGCCCGTTGTAGTGGTGGTGGTGCACGTCCGGGACCGCGGTGGCCGTCCGGCGCACGAGCCGGGCCAGGGCGAGGATCGGCACGGCGACCGCAGCAGGGGCCGCGCAGATGAGGCCGATGACGGTGGGGTCGGCGTGCTCGGAGGCGACCAGGATCGCCGTGGCGACGAGGCCGGGCGGCACGGATGCCAGGCTGCAGTACATGACGGCCCGGCTGATCTCGGTGGCCTTCTGCGACATGGCCGGCGCTCCGGGCTGCTGAACGGGGGGCGTCGGGCCGTAGGCCGGCAGGGGGGTGTCGTCGCGGTAGGAGGTGGGCGGGCACATGGCCTCTTCCACGGCGGCGACGAGCTTCGGGTCAGGCTGGACGGTCACGGGGGCTCCTAGGCTGCTTCGGCGAGGTCGGCGGGGGTGTCTGCGTGGTCGGGGTGGGCCCAGATGCCGCGGTCGACGGCGACAGCCAGGTCTTTGGCCTTGAGGCGGGTGAGGGCGTTCTTCACGGCGCTGACGGTGAGTCCGGTCTCCTGGGCGATGGTGTTGCGGCCGACGGGGCGGCCCCGTTCGGCGAGGAACGCGGCGACACGCTCGTCGGTGCCGGGGGGCGCTTCGGCTGCGATGGCAGCGGCGGCCCGGGCGATGGGGTCGCTGGACGGAACCATGCGGGCTGGGGCGGTGGGGCCATCGGCGAAGGCGTCGTCGGGCAGCACGGGGGTTTCGCCGCGGAGGCGGGCGGCGAGCCGGTCGAGGCGCTCGTGGTATGCCTTGCCGCAGACGGCGGCGGCGGACGGCTCGATGGTGGGGGTGTCGCCGGTGGTGGCCCAGTGGGCGGGGTCGCGGTCGAAGTAGGCGCGGAACTGGGCCTGCCGGTTGTCGGGGCCCTTGATGTAGCCGAGGCCGGCGGTGGACGTCTTGTCGGGCCAGTACATGGGCAGCTGGCTGGGGTTGACGTCCCAGCCGGGCAGGCCGATGGAGTCGGTGAGCGTGGACGCGGTGCGGAACATGACGGTGTTGCCGGACTGGGCCTGCTCGCGGATGTCGGTGGACTCGGGGGCGTTGCCGAACATGTTGGCCTTGGGACCCTGGAACACGAGGCGGATCTTGATGCCGCACTTGCGGGCCATCTGGATGATCTCCAGGACGAGCGCGGGGGCGCCCGGCAAGTTGAGGACGCGGTGCGCCTCGTCGATGGTGACGGAGATCAGCGGGTCGGGGTCGCCGACGACGAAGTGGTCGCGGCCGCGCAGCCGGCGGCCCTTATGGTCGGTCCACTCCATCATCGAGTAGCGGGCGGACCGCTCGTACATGACGTTGCGGACGGCGTGGAGCATGGCGAGGCCGCCCTGGGCGGTGTCCTCGTACCAGTCGACGGCCTCACGCCAGCGGGGCAGGGACTGTCCGCCCTGCGGGTCGCACACCCAGGAGACGATGCCGTTGTGGCGTTCGGTGCCGAGCAGCATGTCGAGGAACCGGGACTTGCCGCCGTCGGTGGCGCCGTAGACGACGGTGTGGACGGGCCCGGACGGCTTCCAGAACGCGTAGTGGGCGGGGGCGCCGTCGTAGAACAGGCCGACGGTGGCCTGCCCGGTGGCGGTGTTGAGGATCTGGGGGCCGGGGTGGTCGACGGGCTTCTGCAGCGGGTTGCGGTCGAACACGGCGATGATGGCGCGCTTCGCGGACTGGCCGGTCGCCTTCTCGATCTGCAGCATCTCCTCGGGCAGGTCGAGGGCGCCGGCGATGTCGGCGGCGGCGGAGTGGGCCTGACGCCAGTTCCTGCGGCAGATGATGACGCCGGTCCAGCCGTAGCCGGTGGTGACGACGTCGACGAGCTGGGAGCCGGGCAGGGGCCCGTCGGCGCAGGCGACGTCGTCCTGCCAGAGCTGCAGTTGCTTGCTGAGGGAAGGGGCCGGGGCGGCGGTCTTCTTGCCGCGGCGCCACCAGTAGATGCCGTGGCCGACGCCCCAGGCGACGCTGAGGGCCGGGTAGGGGCTGTCGCCGATCTGGAGTCCGCCGGTGGCGGCCATGGCGGTGACGAGGCTGCCGCCGGTGGTGACGGCGGAGGCGGCGGCGAGGAAGTCGCGGCGGGCGGGGAGCCGGCGGCGTAGGCGCTTCTTGCCGATGCGGGGGTTGCAGTAGCCCCAGACGGCGGTGGCTGCGGCGCCGGTGGCGGTGGCGGCGAGGGCGGTCTTCCAGCCGTCGTCGGGTACGGCGAGGGCGCTGCCGGCGATGGCCTGGGCGGCGGTGGCGTAGAGGGGGGCCATGCCGCGGCGGGTGCGGTAGGCGAGGCGCAGCGCGCGCCGGGCGGCCTTGGTCTTGGGGTTGCGGGAGGAGCCGCGCTTGCGGGTCGTCGCACGGTCGTCGGTGCCGTTGGTCTTCTCGACGGTGATGGTCTTCGGCATGGCGGCTGCTACTCCTGCGGTGGGTGAAGTCTCGGGGTGGCGGCCCCGGCGCTGGGCCGGGGCCGCG